TGGGCCCATCGGGCAGGTTGGGTTGGAACCGACACCAGCCGAATACGTGGAGCGGCTCGTCGCGATCTTCGCGGAGGTCCGTCGCGTGCTCACCGCCGGCGGAACGCTCTGGCTCAACCTCGGGGATTCCTACGCTCAGGGAAGCAAGGGCAACTCTGGCGCGATCCGACCAGGGGACAAGCAGGGCACGAATATTGGATCACTCGCTACCCGTCGCGGCAGCGGGCTGGGACCGAATCGCACCGGAGGCACCAAGGGCTTCTGCAAGCCGAAGGACCTCGTCGGCATCCCGTGGCGAGTCGCGTTCGCTCTACAAGACGACGGGTGGTGGCTTCGCTCGGATGTCATCTGGGCCAAGCCGAATCCCATGCCCGAGTCTGTCACTGATCGTCCTACGAAGGCGCACGAGTACGTATTCCTATTCGCCAAGAACGAGCGGTACTACTTCGGGCAGGACGATCTACGTGAGCCCGCAGCATGGGAACGTTGGGGCGATCAGACGACGCCGAAATACAACGGCACGGATACGGGCGCTGGTTGGATCAAGCCTCGCACGAAGGCTGAACTCACGCCCGCGCGTCGCAAGCCCCTGATCCCCGAGCAGACGAAGGCAGGGGTCGGGACGCAAGGCTTCGGGTCGGAGACGTTCGGCCACTGGGCAGACGAACGCGGGCGAAACGTGCGGACGGTGTGGACGATCGCCACGGAGTCGTACCCCGAGGCGCACTTCGCCGTTTTTCCGCAAGAACTCGCTCGTCGCATGATCCTTGGAGGCTGTCCATCAGGCGGCACGGTTCTCGACCCCTTCGGCGGGTCAGGGACAACGGCGCTGATGGCAAGGAAACTCCACCGTCGAGCGGTCCTAATCGAACTGAACGAGGACTACTGCAAGCTCGCCGCTGACCGCCTGAGTCAGCAGAGCTTGTTTGCAGATGTGGCCTCTAACCAAGAGCGTGAACCGTCGTGATGCGCCGTCTGATTGGAGGAGCTAAGCAACTAGCCGCGCGGCTCGGGGCGGGTGGGTCCCGCAGAGCGAGGGAGGCTGCGGCCGTTACTACCTCGCTCACCACCGGCTCCTCCAATGAGACGATCAGCGTGTCTATCCAAGATAGGAGCTCTCCGAGGCCATCCCACCCGCCTATACCAAGTTCATCGGAGAAGCCCTCATGGCTCACCTGAAGGCGACGGTGGTGGCGTGACGCGCGAGGAGCTTGCAGCGCTGAAGGAGGACTCGGAGACATGGTGGCGCGTCGAAGCCGTACTCCACGACTACTGGTTCGCCCAGGAGAACATGCGGCCTGAGGAGGCCGTGCGGCGTCTCTTAGAGCAGTTCGATACTGAGCGCAGGTGGATCGAGGCAGCCCGCGACTGGTACCGCGATCACCGAAGCTCGAAGGGTGGCATCTATGACGAGGGGACGTGGGGCGATCCCTTCGCAGTACCGGGGGAGGCCGAGATGCCAGTCTCGTCGGCTGATCTGTCGGAGTCGAGCGGAGCGACCGCTACATCGCCCGTGTCCTCCCCCGTCACGCTACCGCTGTTCGCGTGTCGGCATTGCGGCGTGTTCGTCTACTCGCCGCCGATCCCGCACCGTGGAGGCGAGCCGGGGCCATCGTGCGCCGAGGAGAGCTGCGACTCGCAGCAGTTCGTGGATGCGTTCGTCGCTGCTCGGCTTGCCGCTGCGGAAGAGGCGCTGCTGACCTGCCGTCACTACCTGCTTGAAGACGCCAACGGCGAGACGAGCGAGGGCGATTACTACGAGGCGCTGAACGCCACGGAGATCGCTACCTCGAATCCAGCGATCAGTCAGGACACGCCATGAGACTCGTGGAGACACCGCTCGTCGCGCTACGCTAACTCACGCGCGCGCGCGACCCACCATGCCGAGAGCATCCCTCCAGAACCCCGCCCGCTCACCCGTCCCGCTGTTCGGCGAGGAGCACTCCGAGGAGCAGTGGCAGGAGTACCTGGACGAACGGCGCAGGGGCATCACGCCAGACCTGGCTGCCCGCGCCATCGGCCTGACGGGATCGCGGATGCGGGCGTTCCTGCACCGCGAGCCTGAGCGCGCACGGCAGGCGGAGGAGGCTTCCGCCGAGGGTGCGACGCACTACCAGGAGCGGCTGAAGGCGACGGCACGCGTGCTCGCGCTCGACACGCAGAACCCGAACCCGCGCGTGCTGGAGGTCGAACTCGCCACGCACGTCCCGGGCTACGAGCACCTGCGCCGCGACCGGGTGAAGCACGAGGGCCACGTCACGCACGGCATCGTCATCGACCTGGACCCGGAGAAGCTAGACGCGCTCCCCGTCGAGCGGCTGCAGATGCTGCGCGACGTGCTGGCGGAACTCGACGGCGACGTGATCGACGCCGAGGCCGCCGAGATCCGCGAGCTACCTGCGGCGTGACGACGTTCACCTCTCGGAACCTCTCGAATCCGAGAGGTATGACGGTTCACCTCTCGCTACCTCTCGCATTCGCAGAGGTACGCCGAGGTACCTCGCGCACGACGGAGGTACCTCTTCGAACCTCGGCGAATCGGAGAGGTTCGCGTAGGTACCTCGCACCACCTCTCGACTTCCGCGAGGTACGCCGAGGTACCTCCCGAACGTCGGTGGGTACCTCTCGCTACCTCTCGAAAGTCGGGAGGTTCGCCGAGGTATGACGAGCCTGGCCGAGGTACGCGCGGAGATCGACGCCGCCCTGCTGCGCCGCGAGACGGGCGAGCAGCTAGCGGAGGAGGCTGCTCGGCTGGCCGGGAACTTCCGTGAGTTCATCTACGCCGCGTGGCCGTCGCTCGGGTACCGCCCGCTCGTCCCGTCCTGGCACATCGACGCGCTCGCCGATCACTACCAGGCTGCCATCGACCGCTGGCTGACGCGGCTCATCATCACGATCCCTCCTGGCTACCTGAAGTCCACGATCTTCAGCGTGCTCGGCCCGGCGTGGGCGTGGACGCACCGGCCGTCGGAGCAGATCGTGAGCGCATCCCACTCCGACGACCTCGCCACGCGCGACACGCGCCGCTCGCGCGCGGTGATGCAGACCGCGTGGTATCAGGCGCGGTGGGGGTCGCTGTGGACGTTCTCCGGCGACGAGAACCTCAAGACGCGCTACTCGAACGACCAGGGCGGGCATCGCGTCAGGACGCACGTGGGCGGCGGCACGGGCGACCGCGGCTCGATCCTGCAACTCGACGACCCGCACAACGCGCAGGAGGCGCACTCGGAGGTGCAGATGCAGGCCGCGCTCGACTGGTGGGGCGAGACGTGGGCGTCGCGCCTCGACGACTCGGTCGGCGATCTCGGCGTGAAGATGGTCATCGGGCAGCGCATCTCCGAGAAGGATCTGATCGGCCACCTGCTCTCGAACGACGAGGACGCCGGGCGCTGGACGCACCTGTGCCTGCCTGTGCGCTACGAGCGGAAGCACCCGTTCGTCTACCCGGCGAAGCGCGTCGTCGGTGGACGCACGCTGAAGGGCGATCCGCGCAAGCGCGACGGCGAACTGCTCGCGCCCGAGTACATGGACGAGGAGCGGCTCGCCGACCGCACGGCGGAGATAAGCGAGCACACCATCGCCGCGCAGTACCAGCAGCGGCCCGCCCCGCGCGAGGGGCTGATGCTGCGACGTGCGAACTGGCGCTACTACGACCCGGACCTGAGCTACTACGCGCCGCGCGGGTCGTTCGGACCGGCGCAGGTGCTGGAGCTTGCCTCGCGCATCGGAGCGTTCCACCTGATCGTCCACTCCTGGGACACGTCGGTGAAGGACCGCGCGCACTCCGACTTCGTGAGCGGGCAGACGTGGGGCTGCGTCCGTGCGCATCGCTACCTGCTGCGGCTGGTGCATGAGCGCATGGCGCTGAACGCGACCATCGAGGCGATGGTGAACCTCGCGCAGTGGGCGGCTCCGCTGTGGCCCGGCTGCCCGCACTACACGGTGATCGAGAACTCGGCGAACGGCCCGGACGCAGCAGCGGAGATCCGCTCGCGCGTGCAGGGCGTGACCCTCAGCGACGCGAAGGGGTCGAAGGAGGTTCGCGCCGACACCGCCTCGCCCGCGCTCGACGGCTTCAACTGCTTCCTGCCGGGGTACGCGAGGGCGGACGGCTCCAGCTACGACGAGCGCACGCCAGCGGCAGTGCAGCGCTTCGTGGAGGAACTCAGCGTGTTCAACGGCGGGCAGCACGATGACCAGGTGGACGCCTGGTCGAGCATGGTGATCTGGACGCGCGACCGGACCGGCAGCGTGACGATGAGCGTGCCGAGCGGGCGCGCGGAGTCACCGCGCTTCCGTACGTCGGAGCAGTCCACGGCGCTCAGGCCGTCGCTGCGATGACCGCCGCGTCCGTCGCTAGCCTCGGTGGTCGTGCCTGATGAAGCGGAAGCGGTGGCTGGTGGAGCCTCGCCGGACGTTCAAGCAGTCGTCCGACCCGCTGTACGACGAGCACGTCCGAGAGATGTGCGCGGCGTGGGATATCCGTCGACGGGCAATGCGGAGTTCGGAGGGCGCACCCTCAACGCCCTCAGCCGCAAGGTCGAGGTCCCGTTCCCCGGCACCCACGACGGCGTCCACCCGCCGATCACGCAAGCCGAGCGGCGGCGAGTCGAGCAGTTCATCGGCTGCACCATCGAGCAGTCCTACTCCGAGTTCACCGTCGAGTTGAAGAATGCCCTGCACCGGATGCTCGCCGACATCGCCAACGTCGATCACTCCCGGCCTGCTCGCCACCGTGGGCATCGCAGCCGCGAGCGGTACAGCAAGTGGAAGGTGAGTTGACGTGATCGCGGTCATCGTCCCGGCGCTCGGACGCCCGGAGCGCGTGGCACCCCTGCGGGCTTCGCTGGACGCGGCTGCGACGGTCCCGACGACACTGCTCTACGTCATCAGCCCAGACGACGACGCGACGAGGGACGCGTGTGACGCCGCTGGCGTGGCGCACGCCACGACTCCGTTCCCGCTCGCAGGCGGCGACTACGCGAGGAAGATCAACCTGGGCATCGACCTCACCCGCGACGCGTGGATATTCCAGGCGGGCGACGACATCAAGTTCCACCGCGGGTGGGACACGACCGCACTGGCCGTGGCCGAGCGCTCCGACGCGGCTGGCGTGATCGGGACGAACGACCTCGGAAACCCGCTGGTGAAGTCCGGCCGCCACTCGACGCACTCGCTCATCTCGCGGGAGTACGTGGAGGTCTGGGGCACCATCGACGAGCCGGGCAAGGCGCTGCACGAGGGCTACTGGCACTGCTGGGTGGACAACGAACTGATCGAGACCGCGAAGTCGCGCGGCGCGTACTTCGCCGCCCGCCGATCCATCGTCGAGCACATGCACTGGGTCTGGCACAAGGGCGCGAAGGACGCCACGTACCAGCGCGGGCAGGAGCGCTACCACGAGGACCACCTGCTGTTCATGCAGCGCAGAGCCTTGTGGCGTGGTGGCAGAGTGGTATCGTCTTGACACATGCCTGGCTTCACGCTCCGGCTTACCGACGAGCAGCACGCCGCGCTCACCGCTGACGCGAAGCGGAACAGTCGCTCGCTCCAGGGCGAGGTCATCCATCGGCTGTTCCCTCCAGCAGACACCCCGGAGAGCGTGGCTGAGAAGCTGCAGGCAGCCCGGTCTGTGCTCGACGCCGCAGAGCGGCACTTCCGCCCGGACCCGAAGCCGCAGAAGGTCGAGAAACCGAGGCGTCGGTGAGCGCGTCCGAGAAGCCGAAGGTAACGCCCTGGGTCGAGCCGGAGCTTCTGAATGGATGGACGACTCCGGAGGGCTTCCAGCCGCCTCGCTATCGGCTCGCCTACGACGGAGAGGCACTCGACCTCTCCGGGATCGCCGAGCCAGGAGATGCGGGCCTTCCGATCTTTCGACTTCCTCCGGACCTCTCCAGGTTCTTCGGGGTCGAGGCCCCGGGGTGGTTCGGCGGAAGCTTCGCCATCGACGAGGAGGGCTATGTCTACGTGAAGGCGCTGCCGTCGTGAGGACGCTGCTCATCGCTCCACACGCCGACGACGAGACGCTGTTCGCCAGCTTCCTCGCGCAGCGCCATGCCGCCCACATCCACGTCGTCTACGACGAGGGGCGCGAGGACGAACTGCGGGCGGCGACCGCGTGGCTCGGCTGCACCTGCTCGCAGGGCAACGTCCCGAAGGGGGCGAGCGAGGACGTGGTCGAGGCGGCGCTGATCGGGCTGCGCGACCCGAGCGGCGCGGACGACTGGGACCTGGTGATCGCTCCGTCTGAGGACGTCGCCGGACACGAGGAGCACAACATCGTGGCGCGGCGTGCCTGGGAGACGTTCGGCGACCTGGAGATCATTCAGTACCGGACCTATGCCCCGCGAGGCTCGCGCTCGGTCGGCGTGCCCCTGGAGCCGGACCGCCCCTCGTTCATCGCGCGCAAGCTCGCCGCGCTCTCCTGCTACCGCTCGCAGATCGAGGACCCGGCGACCCGGCCCTGGTTCTACGATCTGCTCGACCTCAGGGAGTGGATCGCATGAAGGTTCTCGCAGCAGCATTCGGCACCGCCGCGCTCGCCGTGAGCGGCTTCCTCGTGGCCGACCGGGCAGGCGTGGTCTCGCTCACCGGGAGCACCGCGACGACCGTGTCCGTCCCGGCTCCGCAGAACCTGCGCGTGGTCGAGGCCGGGGAGACGACCGTGAAGGTGAGCTACGGCCCGAGCGTGGTCGGCCCGCTCCGCATCGCCCCGTTCGACAACGGCAAGGGCGCGAAGATCACGTGGGCGGGATCGACGGACGCGCTCTACCCGCTCGGCATCACCTACATGGCGAGCAAGAACGGGAAGGACCTGTGGGCGGCGAACAAGGCGCAGACGTACGCGAACGTCGGCTTCACGCTGGCGGTGCGGAAGTTCACGACATGCGTGGTGCCGCACTCAACCTCAGGCTTCGGACCCAAGCGGTGCGTGACCTGGACGGCACCGCCGTGAGCCTCGGAGGCGGTCGCTGGTTCCTCTGGATCGGCCGCACGGGCTTCGGCTTCCGCGTGCGCTGGATCGAGTTCCAGTTCTACTGGTACGGCGTGAAGGGTCGGCGATGACGCTCCACGAGTTGGAGCGCGAGTCGATCCGCGCCTTCGTCCGCTCGGCAGCAGACGAGGGCTACCTCTCCGGGCGCGTGCTCGACTACGGCTGCGGGAAGCAGCCCTACCGACCCATCGTCGAGGCGGCGGCTGGCGAGTACATCGGCTTCGACAGTGCCAGCTTCCCCGGCTCCGTCGTGTCCGAGGAGATCGGCCCGGAGGAGGACCGCGTGCTGTACCCGTTCGAGGAGTACGACGCGATTCTCTGCACGCAGGTCGTCCAGTACCTCCCGCTCGCCCGCAACTCGGGCTACACGCACCACTGGCCGCTGATCCTGTGGGAGTGGAAGGCCTCGCTCGCTATCGACGGGCTGCTCGTGATGACATACCCGACGAACTGGCCCGAGGTCGAACCCGAGGACCTCCACCGCTTCACGAAGGCGGGCATGGCGCGGCTGCTGACCGAAGCAGGCTTCACCATCGTGCGCCATGAGGTGCGCGGATATCACGACACCAAGTTGAGTTACGCCAGCCTGGCGCTGGGCTACGGGGTGGTGGCCCGGGCATGACCGTCGTCATCGACGTGGGCTGCGCGCGGCACGGCGGCGACTACTCCATCGAGCGGCTCATCGAGGAATACGACCCGCATGAGTTGTACGGCTTCGACCCGACCCTCGATGTCTCGACGTGGCCGACACCGATGCCTGACCGCCCAGTGATGTGCCTGCGAACAGTCGCCGCCTGGACCTACGACGGCGAGGTCGGCTTCCGCGCGGATGGCCTCAACTCTTGGGTCACAGAACTGCGAGGCGCTCCGAAGGTGCCGTGCGTGGACCTCGCCCGCGTGGTGCGCGAGGTGGCGATACCCGACCACCTCGACGTGATCCTCAAGCTCGACGCCGAGGGCAGCGAGTACGACCTGCTCCGGCACCTGATGGCGACCGAGACGGACAGGCTTCTGACGCTCGCCGTGGTCGAGTGGCACGAGCCGGACCGAGGCCGCGCGCTGATCGAGGAGCAGTTCGCCGCGCCGATCAAGGAGTGGCCGTACTGAACGTCGCGGCGATCATCGTCACGCGCGGAGACCAGGACCTCGCCATCCGCGAGCGCATCCTGCCGTCGCTGCCCGAGGAGTGGGAGTGGCACGTGTGGGACAACGAGGTCGAGGAGGACCTCGCCGTGTACGGGCGCTACGCCGCCATCCAGTGGACGGACGCCGAGTTGATCTACGTCCAGGACGACGACTGCGTGGTGAGCGATCCGAGGGCCATCGTGGACGCGTGGCGCGAGTGGCATGGGCGCGGCATCCCGAACGGCCACGTCGTCTGCAACATGCCGCAGGAGTTCCGGCACGACTTCTACGAGGACCACGCGCTCGTCGGCTTCGGAGCAGCGTTCCACCGGGACGCGCCGCAGCGGGCGTTCGCTCGCTTCTTCGGCTCCGACACGGGCAACCTGATCACGCGCGACCTCCAGCACTACTACCGCTGCTGCGACGTGGTGTTCACCGGCCTCACGCCGCGCGTGCTCGTCGACGTGCCATACGAGAACCTCCCGCACGCGTTCTATGAGACGCGGATGTGGAAGCAGCCCGAGCACCAGGCCGAGCGCGCGCGGATGCTGGACCTGGTCAGGCAACTCGCGTGACCGCAGAGATCGACTACGTGGGCGTACGCGAGTTCGTGGCGCTGATCCTCGCGCAGCGGTGGGAGCCGCGCGGCGCGAACGAGTACATCCGCCTGTCGATGATGCCGGGACTGTTGCCGCCCCTTCCCGCCGGGATCCTGCTCGACAGGACGTACGGGTTCGACCCCGACGGGATGATGGATGTGCGGCTCAAGCGGCTGCGTGGCTGGCGGCTGTGAACGTCGAGATCATCTTCACCGCCTGGAACCGGCTCGCCTTCACCGAGGCGAGCTTCCGGCTGCTCGGCGAGAACACCGATTGGGAGCGGGTGGACAGGCTGGTCGTCTACGACGATGGCTCCGAGGACGGCACGCGCGAGTTCCTGGAGGTCGCTGGCGCTGACGTGGGCGTGCCGGGATACGAGATCCGGGACGGCGGCTGGCGCTCGCTCGGCGCGACGATGAACGACGCCATCGCGCTCACCGAGGCGGACGCGATCATCAAGATCGACAACGACATCGCGCTGCCTCCGGGCTGGCTGGAACGCCTGCTCGCCGTGGCCGAGCGCCACCCGAAGTACGCCCTGATCGGCATGGAGGCGGGCTGGACCGGGAGCTACGTGGGTCTGCGCCGACCGCGCGAGTACGCGATCACGAAGGCTCGGCACATCGGCGGCATCGGCCTCATGCGCGTACGCGCCTTCGAGACGCGCCGTCCGCTGCCGCTCTCGCTCGGCAAGAACGGCCGGGCCGGATTTACGATCTGGCAGCACCGCTACCACGTCCCGGCGGGATGGGTGACACCCGATCTGCCGGTGGTGCAGTTCGACCGCATCCCGGTCGAGCCGTGGGCCAGCCTCTCGCATCACTACGTCGAGGCGGGGTGGGCGCGCCCGTGGCCGCCGTACGAGCACGACATGGCTCCGTGGTGGGACTGGATCCCGAGCGAGGTGCAGCAGCAGGCAGAGCACGCGGTGAAGGCGCTGGCATGAAGGTCGTGGCCTCGGCCATCGTGCGCAACGAGGCTGGCCGCTACCTCGACCTCTGGCTCGACCACCTGCTCGCGTTCTGCGACGAGGTCCGGTTGCTCGATGACGGCTCGACCGACGACACCTGGGAGATCGCATCGCGCGAGGGCGTGGCGATCACGGCGAACGAGGGTCCGGCGTTCTTCGAGTACGAGTCCGAGGCGCGGAACGCACTCCTGCGCTGGACGATGGAGGGCCAGCCCGACTACGTCCTCGCCATCGACGCCGACGAGTTCATCGGCGACACCGAGGAGCTTCGCAAGGCGGTGCTCGACGGCCACCCGGTCTACTCGCTCACCATGCGCGAGGCGTGGAAGGTGGACGGCACCCGACTCGGCCTGCGCATCGACGGACTGTGGGGCGACCGCCGCTGCCCGATCCTCTGGCAGGCACCACGCGCGTTGCGCGGTAGCCGCTGGCAGATCCCACGCCGGAAGCTTGCGTGCGGGCGCGAGCCGATAGCAGTGCGCGGGCAGCGCGGCGTGCAGACGGGCATCGGCATCTACCACTTCGGCTGGACGCGGGAGCGCGAGCGCGTCGCCCGAGCCGAGCGCTATTTCGAGCACGACCGTGGGCGCTTCCACGCCGATAAGCACCTCCAGTCCATCCTCTGGACGGACGAGCAGGTGAAGCTCCGGTGGGTGCGCTGGCCGACTTCGATCCCGGCGGCGGTCGGTGGACGAGCGACGGATTCCTGAAGGCAGTGGCTGCGCGCTGGCGGTGCTGGTCTCGCTCGCGCTGTACGCGATCCTCGCGGCCGTCATACTGCTGGTCGTGAAGTGGGCATGAGCATGGACGCGGTGAAGGCGTCGGCTGCCGACAAGCGAGCGCAGCACGAGGCGAAGCTCCAACGGCAGATGCTCGACTGGATCGAGGTCGTGAAGCCGCAGCGCGGGAACATCCTGGTGCTGCGCCTGCCCGAGGACCGGTTCCTGACGCCTGGCACGCCGCCCGAGGAGGCGACCCCGGAGAAGGTCGGCTCGATGAACGCGGGGATGCGGATGCTCCAGACGCTCGCGGACAACCTCGACACGCTCGGCGTGCGCGTGGCCGGGGCGGTCATCCTCGGCGAGGGCATGACGCTGGAGGCGATGATGCCGCCGCCAGCGCCCGGTCAGGAGACGCGCCGCCAGTCGGGGCTGGTGCTACCGCCCGGGACGAGGGTGTGATGACGCGACCCTGGAACGACCGACTGCTGAACGACGACCACACGGAGATTCCGGTCGTCCGTCCATCAAGCTACGGGTACGCACAGCCGCTCGCAGGCCCGCCGTCGCGCAAGCGCAAGCGGCCGCTCGGCTTCGTTGCCCATCAGACGAAGAAGCCGCGGCGAATCCGCAAGCCGAAGTGATCCCGGACGTCTGGGAGTTCGCGCTGCTCGCGCTCGCCGCCTTCCGCGTGTGGAAGCTCGTCGGCGACGACGCGGTGCTCGACCGCCCGCGCGACTGGGCGCTCGCCAGGTTGGAGGAGCGCGCGGGCTGGCTCGACTACTTCATCACCTGCCCGTGGTGCGCAGGATTCTGGATCGCGCTCGCGTGGTGGCTGGCGTGGCTGGCGCTCCCATACGCCGCGGTCGTCGCGGCGGTGCCGTTCGCGCTGTCCGCCGCCGTTGGCTACCTCGGCGTGGGCATCGACCGCCTGGAGGAGTAGCGGCAGGGACTTGACTTCCCCGTGGCAAGTGGCGGGATCGCTGGCACGCCCCGCGTCACCACCGGCTACCACGGCAATCCCAACGGCATCCGCTTCCGCGTCCTGAGCCTCGACGGCGAGCGCGACTGGTACGAGGGCACCGAGTTCGTGGTGCTCGCCTCCGCAGTGGATTGGGAGCACTGGAGCACGCGAGAGGAGGTCAATGCATGACGCGCAGACGCCATAGCCAAGCACCAGCGACCGCCCGCGTGGCGGTCGCTGCACTGTCGGGGGCTAGGCAACCGACCGCCGCGCGCTCTACGATGCCTGCGCTGACACCGGGCGTCGGAGGAGGTTCATCGTGGGTTGTGGCTGTGGGAAGACGAGGGAGGAACGGAACGCAGAGCGCGAGGCGCGTGCTCAACGCATCCGCGTAGCACGCGAGGAGGCATCGGCTCGTCGAGCAGAGCGGATAGCCGCGGCGAAGGCCGCTCAGACGAAGGCGGCGTAGCTGATGGCCACTCGCGCCGCCCGCAAACCACGCGAGCGCGGCATCACCATGATGGTGCCGAAGGCGATCACCGCGTCCGCTGCTCGCGCGACGTCGCTGCCGAAGGCGAACTCATCGTCCCGCACGCCGCAGTGGCAGATGGACGCGCTCGCCTACTACGACCAGATCGGCGCGGTCCGCTACGCCGCTCAGTTCGCCGCCCGCACGCTTGCCAAGCTCCGCTGGTACCCCGCCGTCCGCGACGAGAACGGCGAGGTCACCGAGTCCGACGACGACACGCTCACCAGCCTGTTCGAGCGCGTGCAGGATCCGGGTGGTGGGCGGTCGATGATGTTCGCCACCTTCGGACAACTCGACTTCCTCTGCGGCGAGTGCTACCTGCTCTGGTCGCAGGCGGATCCCGAGGAGCCGGACTCCGAGGAGACGTGGGAGATCGTCTCCACGCTGGAGATGCGCAAGCAGGGCAAGAAGGGCGGGCAGCCGCTCTGGCACCGCATCACCGCCCCCGGGCTGACGCCCCAGGAACTCGTGGAGGCGGACGACGAGGACTTCGAACCGGTGGGCGACAACGTGCTCGTCTACCGCTGGTGGCGTCGGCATCCGGCGTACTCGCAGATGGCCGACTCGCCCATGCGCTCCGTGCTCGCCGAGTGCGAGGAGATCGTTCGCTCGACGCACTCGATCAACGCCCGTCTGATCTCGCGCCTCGCCGGGCCGGGCATCCTGGCCATCCCCGCCTCCTGGTCGCTGAAGCCGCTGCAGCAGGTCGTCGGCGAGGAGAACCCGGAGGAGGATCCGTTCCAGGCGCGGCTGACCACGGCGATGATCACGGCCATCTCGAAGCCGGGCAGCGCGGAGTCCGTCGCTCCCATCGTGATCCGCGTCCCCGACGAGCAGACAGACCGCGCGCACCTCTACAAGATTTGGGAGCCGAGCGAGGTCATCCGCGAGCTAGAGCTTCGGGAGAAGGCGCTCCAGCGCTTCGCAGTCGGCGTGGACATGCCGCCCGAGAAGGTGATGGGCCTCTCCACGTCCGGCACGCAGCACTGGAACGCGTGGATGGTCGATGAGGACGCGTGGGCGCACATCGACCCGGTGGCGCAGGCGCTCGCCGACAACCTGGCGTCGAGCTACCTACGCCCGGCGGCGAAGGACGAGGGCTTCGCCGACTGGCAGTCCGTCACGGTCGGCTACGACCCGGCAGCGGTACTCGCCAACCCGGACGGGTTCGCCGACGCACTCAAGATGTACGAGGCGCGGGCAGTCGGGAAGGCGTACCTGCGGGCAGCCGGGAACGCGCAGGACAAGGACGCCATGACCGACGAGGAACTGGAGGAGTCGCTGTTCGTCGCCACGCACATCCAGGTCGACGTCTCGAACGGCGCGATGGGGGAGCCGCAGGCCCGTCCGACGATCACGCCCGTGCCCGCGACCGAGCAGCAGCCGCCGACTCCGAACGGTCGCCCGCCGACCGGCGAGGACACGCCTCGCGCGGCCCCGGCTCCACCCGATGGGATGAACGCCTCCGCGTACCTCATCCTCGGTGCAGCCACGGCCACCCTGGAGGAGATCCGCTCGCGCGTCGGCACGCGGTTGCGGAACCACCTGCAAGGCCGTTGCCAGGAGTGCCTCGCCGCCGTGGACGGCGTCCGCTCAGGGCTGGTGGCAGCCACGCTTGGTCCCGAGCGGGTACTGGAACACGGCCCCGACCTCGTCGGCCTCGTCATCGACGGCGGGCGCAACTTCGTGGAGGCGGCGACTCGCATGGGCGTCAGCTACACGCAGGCGCAGGCGCTAGCCGAGGTGCTGGAGATGCACGCGATCTCGACCATCTACGAGCGCACGCCGGACCTCCCGGCTGGCTTCCTGGGTCGGGTGAAGGCACTCAGCGGAGTGGCTGCATGACGCCAGCGCAACTGAACGCGATCACGGCGCAGGTCGCAGAGGACCTCGCCGACGCCCACGAGCCGCTGGCGGCCGCGTACGAGCGCATCCTGCGCGGCGCAGGGCGGAGGATGGCCAGACGACTGCGCGCGCGCGCGGTGGCGCTCACGGCGGCTCTGGTGCCGCCTGACGAGGACGAGGTCGTCCCTGACCTGCAGACACAGATCGACAGGCAGACGCGGCGCGAGCGCGACGCGCTGATCCGGATGCTGGCGGCGGCGTACGAGGCGCACGAGATCGCCTGGGACATCCACGGCAACTTCACGGCGGAGCTTCTGGAGAAGGTAGGAGCGCACGCGAGCTTCGCCGTCGACGCCGAACTGCGTGCCGTCTACCGCGACGTGATCCAGGCGGCAGCAGAGGAGGGACTCAGCATCCCGCACACCGCCCGTGAGATCGTCAGCGCCGTGGACGGGCTGGCCGGATACCGGGCGACCGCCCTGGCGCGCACGGACATGATCGGGCTGGCGAACGGCGCGAGCCAGACGGCGGCGACCGAGGCCTTCGCCGGACGCGAGGACGTGACGAAGGTGTGGCTGGCGACCGACGACGAGCGGACACGCGAGACGCACGTCGAGGCGAACGGCCAGGAGGTCTCGCTCAACGAGTTCTTCGACGTGGGCGGCTACGAGATGCTCTACCCGGGCGACCCGGACGGGCCGGACGAGGAGGTCATCAACTGCCGCTGCACGGTCATCTACTCGGGCGGCGGCGGTGCGCAGGAGGAGGAGGCAGCGACTGCAACGGCCTCTGCCGTCCGTCCTGATGCCTACGCTGCCGAGACGGTGCCCTGGCACATCGAGGAGAACCACACCGGCTGTCCAGACGGGCGGCCGTTCGCTGTCGTCAAGGATGACGACGGCGAGGTCGAAGGCTGCCACGCAACCCGAGCGGAGGCCGCCATCTGGTCGTTCGAGGCGCTGTACGCACAGGAGGCTGACATGAGCACAACTGCGGCAGAACCCCTGGCGGTCACGATCACCGTCGAGGACGACTCACACCCGAACCTGACGGAGGCGCGACGGCGCACCCCGTGGGAGGGCATCCTTGCCATCGCCGGATCGCCTACCAGCGATGGCCGCTACCTGATCCCTGGGGAGATCGGCCAGCGCGACCTGCCGCTGCCGCTCGCTGCCAGCCACGAGGACCAGCACGCCACCGAGACGGTCGGTCGCATCGAGGTCATCGAGCACATCTCGCTGGCGGACTTCGAGAAGGAGGGCTGGACGCTTCCGGACGACCTGCCCGCTCAGGCGGTCGTGATCTGGGGCGAGGGCACCTTCGACGGGTCGCCCGCAGCAGACGACGCGCTGCGCGCGCTGGAGAACGGTGTCGGCGTCAGCCTCGACCTGCCGATGGACAGGCAGGCGCTCATCGACGCGACCACCTTCGAGGAGGTGGATCCGCGCACGCTGGACGACGAGGTCATGCTCGGGCTGATGTTCGGGATGGTGCCCGAGGGCTACCTGCGCGGGATCGCGGGGAAGATTGGCGGGCTGTCGCTGGCGAGCATCTCAGCGTTCGAGGAGACGACGATCCGCATCACGGACTCGACGGCGGTCGTCGCGTCCGGTTTCGCTCTGAGAACGCGCGACCTCGGCACGAGCATCGGCGGTCTGGAGTACGCGGAGGATTCGATCCAGCTACCGCTCGTCGCCAGCGCCGCTCCCCTGGAGCCGCCGCGCGAGTGGTTCTTCATGGACGAGCCGGACGAGCCGACGCCCATCACGATCACTGCGGACGGCAGGGTCTACGGGCACCTCGCGCTCTGGAACACGTGCCACGCCGGGCGCGCGAACGGGGCGTACTCGTCCTGCATGTTCGCGCCGCACTCGCCCTCGGGCTACAAGCAGTTTCACCTCGGCGCGATCCTCTGCGACGACGGATCCGAGGTCGCCATCGGCCGCATGACCATCGGCACCGGGCACGCCCCGCTGCACCTGAACGCGGCGGCTGCTCGTCGCCACTACGACCACTCCGGCACCTGCGTCGCGTTCGTGCGGGCGAAGGACGGGGTGTTCGGGATCTGGATCTGCGGCACGCTGAAGTCCGACGCCACCGCCGAGGCGATTCGGGACCTGCGGGCCTGCCCGCCCTCGGGCGACTGGCGCGCGGTGGACGGCACGCTGGAGCTACAGGCGGCGCTCGCCGTCAACGTGCCCGGCTACGCAGTCCCGCGCTCGCAACTCGCGCTCGCTGCGAGCGGCGACGTGCTGGACATCGCCACGCTGATCCTGAGCGCTCCGGACGAGAAGGACATGCACGAGGCGATGCGCGCAGAACACGCACTGCTCGACGTGGACATGCTCGTCGAGATGGGCGCTGCAGGCGGCCCGTTCGTGACGAAGATCGCTCGCTCGCTCGCCGCCAAGTAGCCGGGCGACCGTTCCCCTGGTGCGGCTCCCCCGCCGCCCCTCCCCAGCGGTCGCCCGGTCCCACTTGACTTCCTCCGCACGAGTGGTAGATTACGGAGTGCCATGACGGACACGACCACAGAGGAGACGACGATGAAGGTGAGCTCCACCGGACGAACGCGAAGCCCGAGCGCACCAGCGTGATCGGCAAGCCCATCGACCTCCCGCGCTACGACGTGATGATCGACGGCGAGAAGGTCGGCGAGGTCTACGCCGCCCTCAGCCGCGAGAGCAGGCACTACAGCAGCGGAAGCGTGAAGCTCTGGTACGGACGGATCGGGGGCAGGAGCCTCGGAGCCGGGTACAACTCGAAGAACGACGCACGCGACGCCTTGGTCGAGAGGGTGGTGGCCGCCTGAGAATCAGCACAGCCATCCAGCACCATCCGACGCGCCTCCTCCCGGAGGCGCTTCGACGGTACGAGGTCGTGGACGATCCCGATCCCGATGGGCAGCCGAGTGCGATCCGCACGTACGTCGAGTGCCTGCGGCGCACGCCAGCGGACGCGACGCACCGGATCGTGCTGCAGGACGACGTGGAGCTTGTCGCAGGGTTCGACGAGCGCGCGCAGGCGGCGCTGGCGGAGCACCCGTCCTCGCTGGTCGCGTTCTTCGTTCCCGGCATGGGCCTCGTTGGCAGGTGGGTTCGGGAGGCGGCGAAGGCGGGTAAGCGGTGGTGCCAACTTCCGAGCAGCATGAACTGGACGCCCGTGGTGGCTCTTTCGTGGCCTCGGGAGTTGGCCCAGGAGTTCGTCCCGTTCGCCGAGGCGCACGTCGCGGCGCGAGCACGTCGGCGCGTCGGGACGGTCGGTGACGATCCGGTGGTGGGCGCGTTCGTGCGCGCGCACAAGCTGCCCGTGTGGGCGACCGTGCCCTGCCTCGTCCAGCACCCGGACTTGGTGCCGAGCCTGGTCAAGCGGCGCTCATACGGCGGCACGAACCCGGCCCGACGCGCAGCCGTGTTCGTGGACGACTAGCCTTCGTGCTCGCGGGGTAGTGCAGCGGCCAGCACGCCGGTCTCATGCGCCGGAAGCGCGGGTTCGAGTCCCGCCCCCGCTACTTCGGATTGCATCCGTCTGCCGCGTGGCCTACGATGCTGGCAACACGGGCAGATCCGAGCGGGTCTCCTGAGCCAGCGGTACGTCCAAGCGGGCACCGCGAAGTCGTGTAAGCCAACTGCTTCGTGGGAGGACCAAGCATGGATCCGCTGTTCCCCGTGGTCGATCTGGAGCAGATCACCTCGATGTCCGACGAGGACATCCAGGCGCTCATCGACCAATACAACGCTGCCTTCGGTGCCATCGCCAGCGGCGCGGCATTCGAGGGCATGGAGGACCCGCCCGATCTGAACGAGCGCAAGGCGCTGGCGCAGGCCGGAGCCGAGACGCTGAAGGCGCTCAAGACCGCGCTCGCCGAGCGCATCGAGGAGCGCGAGCGGTTCGCCGCCGAGATGGCGGAGATCGCCGCGGACGCAGGAGTGGTCGTCACGGCCGAGGCCGAGGGCGACGACGAGGGCGACGAGGAGGAGGGCGAAGGCGACGCAGAAGAGGCGGCCGCCGAGTCCGTCGAGGACGAGTCCGCAGAAGCCTCGCCCGAGGCTGCGGCGGAACTGACCGTAGAGGAGCCGGAGGCAGTCGTGGTGTCGAGCGCGCCCGCTCTCTTCCGGCACAAGCCCCCGGCCGTGCCTCGGAGGCACCAGCCGATCGTGATCGAGGACGGCGACCGCAAGGCCGCGCTCGTCGCGTCGGCTGGCATTGAGGGACTCACGCCCGGCGAGCACCTCGACAGGGACGCCCTCTCGCACGCGCTCATGACCTCGCTGCGCGGATTCGTCTCGACGCCTCCTGGCTTCGTCCAGAAGGTCGTCGTGGCCTCCGCACGGTGGGAGTACCCCGAGGAGCGCACGCTCTACGGCGACTCCATCCAGGCCGACGACGCGAAGATCCGCGCGGTGCGCGGTCCCGACGCGCTCGTCGCGGCGGGCGGCTGGTGCGCACCGAGCACCATTCGCTACGACATCGAGGCGATGGGTTCGACGGCCCGTCCCGTCAGGGACGCGTTCGTCGGCTTCAACGCCACGCGCGGTGGCCTCCGCTACTACCCGGACATCTCCATCGCCACGACCGACGTGACGGACGGCATCACGCACCTCACCGAGGCCGAGGATGAGGGCGGCACCATGACGAAGGACTGCGTCGTCGTGGACTGCCCGGTGGACTCCGAGGTCCGGGCCGACATCATCGCGGCGTGCCTCCAGGCAGGGAACCTGGCGGGCATCGCGTTCCCGGAACTGATCTCCGCGTACCAGGACCTCCTGGGCGTGCAGGCAGCCCGGACGCGTGACTCGCTCCTGCTGGACGCGGTCGCCGCCGACACGCAGACCACGACCGTCACCGAGACGGCGCAGGAGTACGGGGCATACGACGCCCTCGTCTACAACCTGCTCCGGCTCGCGGCGGGCTACCGCTCGCGGCACCGGCTCGACGCCTCCGCCGTCCTGCGGTCGCTCGCACCCGCCTGGCTCGCAGACCTGATCGTGGCCGACCTGGTCGCGCGTCAGTTCCCGCTGCCGGGCGGAGTCACGCGAGCAGGCGTGGCGGCACTCATCCAGTCGCAGACGCAGGTCGCTGTGGACTGGTACCTCGACAGCCGCACGGGTGGCGGCCAGATCATCGGCGCGCAGGGAGCCGGGGACATCGTGGACTTCCCCGACATCGCCGAGGTCCTGCTCTGGCCGGAGGGCGGCATCCTGTTCATCGACCAGGGCGAACTGAACATCGGTCTCGTCCGCGACTCGCTGCTCAACGAGACGAACGACGTGAAGTTCTTCTCCGAGACGTTCGAGAACGCGGCCGTGATCGCAGCCGAGGCCTTCCTCGGCCAGTTCACGCTCTGCCCGACGGGTGAGGTCGCTCCCACGGCGACGGCCCGGACCTGCTGATCGGAAGCTGAGTGAGGAGTCGGAGACGAGTCGGAGGAGGTAGCGAATGGCCGCTCTAGCACCACTGCGGATCGATGGTCCTCCTCCGGCTCCCCGGCCCTACGGGATCGTGACCACGCCGGGCACGATCATCGCCGAAGGCGACCCGCACTGGAGGTCGGGAGTCGTAGTGGACTCCTACCCGGAAGACCTCCCCGAGTCGCACAACCCCTGTGCGGCCGGAACCATGCGGGTGAAGGCAACGGGGACCGATCCGCCACAGCCGGAGTTCAGTTCCTTCACCGTGGTCTACCCCTTTACGTGCTCGGGCATCGGCCTGGGCAACGAGGCGGGAGCCGACCTCGCGCGCTCGCGCGTGCGACAGGTGTTCGCCGCGACGGAGGGGTGGGAGGTGGAGAGGGAACTGGCCATCGGCGTCAGCGACGCGACTCGACCGCACTTCACGCTGCCGGGGCTTGCCACATACCCGGCAGGAGGCGTGAACACTGCGGTCGGGCCACGAGAGTCCATCGGACTGCTGGAGAACGCCATCGGCGCGACCGCCAGGGCGGGACTCATCCACGCCGACCCTGCGACCTTCATGGCCTGGGCGGCGTTCGACCTTGTGGACACAGACGGCACGCGCGCGTACACGAAGCGTGGGACGACCGTCATCGTCGGGGACGGCTACATCGGTGCGGCACCAGGGTCGGCTCTCACGGCCGACGAGGCATACGCCTGGGCCACCGGACCGGTGCGGGTGCTCCGCGACGAGATCGAAGTCCTGGGGCCGACTGCTCAGGTCCTGGACACGCAGACCAACGAAGTGACGTTCCGAGCCGAGCGCAACTACGTCGTGTACTGGGACACGGCTCTGCTCGCGGGCGTCCGAGTGGACAGGAGCGCCACACCATGACCCTCGCTGGAGAGGAGGTAGCAAGATGAACTGTGGAGTGCCGTACGGCCTCTGCGCGATCCGCGTGACGCGCCTCGACAGCGACGGGAACGCGGACGACGACAACGTGGTCAGCCGTCACCCTGTGACGGTCGGCTTCAACCCGAACATCGACCAGGGCACCGACGTCATCGCACGCGATGGCTGCGGCTGCTCGGTGGCCTCGATCAAGGGCCGCCCGGTCTTCAACTGGGTCGAGTTCACGTTCGGCAAGGACGTGCTCGAACCGGCGATGGAGGCCATGATGACCGGCGACACGCCGATCACCTGGGGCGGTCTGACCATCGGCGTCAACGGTGCTTCGGCGCTCGACTGCGACGAGGAGCCGGTCTACGTCGGCTTCGAGTTCTGGGCGAAGCACTACGTCGGGAACTCTCCCGACGCCACCTACCGGTTCGTCCACTGGGTCTTCCCGAGGACGCGCTGGTGGTGGGGTGACAACACCCAGGAGGAAGGCGTCGGCCGGACCGTGCTCAACGGCGTCTCCGCGTCCAACCCGCTCTGGGGCGGTGGACCCTACGGCGACGGTCCTCCGGACGGGCAGGACGTGGTCGAGTGGGCACGCTGGTTCACCGACGATCCGCTGCCGACCGCGACCGCTTGCGGCACGCTCGACACGGGAGCCATCGGGAGCTAGGCGACCGGAATAGGCGTGCGAGGGGCGGGGCCAACCGGCTCCGCCCCTCAGCCTGATACGCCACTCCCGTCCACCGTCATGGGTGCCGCCAAGATCATCCGCCATCTGCGTCGCCTGTTCGACGTGGACGACACGAACTACGCGCCTGGCCGCGTCGTCGCGGTCAAGGGCGACGGCTCCGAGCACGAGTATGTCGACCAGACGGGCGGCGGTGCTCCTGGGGCCACGGGGGCCACGGGAGCCACGGGAGCGGCTGGTGCGACCGGTAGCACCGGTTCCGGCTCGACTGGCGCTACGGGCGCACAGGGCGCGACTGGAGCGCAAGGAGCGACCGGCTCCATGGGTGCCACGGGTGCCACGGGTTCCGGAGCGACCGGAGCGACTGGAGTCGGCTCCACGGGTGCGACCGGGCCTGCTGGTGCGGACGGCGGACTAGGCGCAACCGGGGCGACCGGACCTCCTGGCGGGGCGTCATCTCAGGGCGCGACCGGCAACACGGGAGCGACTGGCGCAACCGGGGCGACCGGAGCGGGCACGACCGGAGCCACGGGACCGGCTGGCGGCCAGGGAGCGACCGGCGCGACAGGAGTCGAGGGCCTCGCTGGCGACCCCGGCGCGACTGGAGCCACGGGCACCACGGGCGCAACGGGTCCGCAAGGTACGACCGGGGCGACTGGACCCGTCGGCTCGACTGGAGCGACTGGCGTCCAGGGCACGACAGGCCCGACCGGGACGCAAGGTGCGACCGGGGCGACGGGCACGGCGGGCACGGCGGGTGCGACCGGGAACACGGGCAGCACTGGGGCGACGGGCTCTCAGGGCAGCACCGGGGCGACTGGCGCGGTCGGAGCGACCGGCGTCGAGGGTCTCCCCGGAGATCAGGGCTACACGGGCGCGACTGGAGCGACCGGCGGGCAAGGGGCCACCGGAGCGACCGGCACCCAGGGAACCCAGGGTTCGACCGGCGCGACCGGAACGCAAGGCGTCCAGGGGGCGACCGGGGCGACCGGCACGCAGGGCGGCCAGGGAGCGACCGGCGCGACCGGAACGCAAGGCGTCCAGGGGGCGACCGGGGCGACCGGCACGCAGGGCGGCCAGGGAGCGACCGGCGCGACCGGAACGCAAGGCACGCAGGGCGCAACGGGAGCCACCGGAGCCGACGGCTCGCAGGGTGCGACAGGAGCGACCGGAGTCGGCAACACCGGGAACACGGGCGCGACCGGAACGCAGGGAGCGACTGGCTCCACCGGAACACAGGGCGCGACCGGGATCGAAGGGCTGCCGGGAGATCGCGGCTACACCGGGGCGACTGGCGCTCAGGGCACCACGGGGCCGACCGGAGCCGATGGGGCGACGGGCGCGACGGGAGCAGCCGGCGGAGATTCCACGACCTACACATATGCCAGTGGTTCCACTGCTCACGCTGATCCCGGCAGTGGGAAGTTCCGTTTCAACAACGGGACCATCTCTTCCGTCACCGCTATCTACGCTAGTGAGTTCAACGACGGGGCCGTAGATGTGAAGCCGTGGTGGCTTGGAATGGAGGCTGGTGGCCGACTACGCATCTTCGACCCCTTCGACGCAGTGGGCACATGGGTCGTCTTTGAGTTGAATAGTGCCCCAAGCTACGACACGGATCACATCGACGCGAGTGTCACCTTCATCGACCAAGGTTCATGGACGACTGGTGGTGACATACCGGGGTACGTCGTTACTTATGCGCCTCCAGGTGGGCAGGGAGCGACTGGGACGCAGGGGAACACAGGCAATACGGGCGTCCAGGGAGCCACCGGACCGACCGGCGTCGGCAACACGGGCGCGACGGGAGCCACCGGAGCCACGGGTGTCGAGGGCCTGCCTGGCGACCGGGGCTACACCGGGGCCACGGGAGCGACCGGGGCGCAGGGCGCGACGGGCAACACGGGCACGGGTGGCGCTCAGGGCGCGACGGGGAACACTGGCGTCGGAGCGACGGGCGCGACCGGGAGCCAGGGCAACACGGGCGCGACCGGCGCGAAGGCGAACGGAACGCTCTACCTCTCGGCGCAGGGAATGGTCCCGGCGACCACGAACGGAGCGCAACTCGTCAAGAACGTCGAGGCCACGAACGTCATCAACTACTACACGCTCGACTTCGACACGACCACGCAGGAGATCGCGTGGGCCATGTTCGCCATGCCCTCGGACTGGGACGGCGGCACCGTCACCTTCGAAGCCGAGTGGACGGCAACCGGCACATCGACCAACAACGTGCAGTGGGAGTTCGCTGGCCGCTCGTATGGCGACTCGGAGACGCTGGATCAGGCGATGGGCACGGTCCAGGTCATCTCGGACGCGCACACCGCGACCGCGCTCCAGGCGCAGAGGTCGGGTGCGACCCCGGCGCTTACCTTCGGGGGCACGCCAGCCGCTGGCGAACTGGTGGCGGTCCGCATCCGCCGCGACGTGGCGAACGACAACCTGGCCGTTGACGCGAAGCTCATCGGCATCGTGATGAACTACACCCGGACGTAGCGCGATGGCCGAGATCACGTCCGCTGGCAACACCTGGAACACGAACGCTGGCGACAAGACGGTGACCGCGACCCCGGTCGACAACGACCTCATCGTGATCGTGGCGGCGTGCTCGGGCCTCGCTGGCGGGACGACCGCCTGCTCGGACAACGACGGCGGCACGTACACGCTGGTCGACACCGACCGGACAGGCTTCTCGACGACCGGCGTGCTCAACGTCTTCGTCCGGGACGCGCTCATCACGACGGCTGGCTCGACGATCTTCACCGCCTCGCAGTCGGGATCGAGCGGCGGCGGCCTGGTCGTGCTCCGCGTGGCTGGCATGACGCTGACCGGGGCGAGCGCCGTGCGCTCGAACGGAGGACAGAGCACGGTCGCCTCGGGCACCCCGGCTCCGGTGCTGAGCCTGGCTCCGCACGAGCGGAACCCGATCATCACGGCGGTCGCCAGCGGGACGAACGGCGGCGGGACGACCGTCCGCACGGGCTACACGGACGTGGCGGTGACGGGCTACAACACCCCGGCGACGGGCCTCGACGTGTGCTTCTTCGCACGCGGCGAACTCTCCACGACGATCACCTGGGGCGGTGCCGCCCCGAGCCAGTTCGCCAGCGTGGCCATCGAACTTGAGACGCAGGAGCGGAACTACCACGGTCTGCACCACGCCGCGACGGCGGTCATGGCGGTCAGGGATGCCTGGGAGCGGAAGCGGGGCATCCTCGTCCCGAGGCTCTGGCTTCCGGAAGGCGCAGTACTCTAGTCGGCAACGAGAGGAGGGTCAGATGCACCTGCACCACTACGACGGCTTCGACATCGACGGGCCGCTCGATCTCTACTTCGTCAACTACACCGTGATCAACGGCAGCGACCAGCAGCTAGCGAACATCAACGCTGGTGGGACCGATGTCGAGGCGTACTCGTACAAGGACGGCATCACGCTCACGAACGGTGAGCTTGCGACGCTGCTCGACGGCTCCAGCTTCGGGCAGAAGAACGTCGCTGTGTTCGCCGACCAGACGGGCGATGCCGCCGCGGTGCAGAAGAAGCGGAGCGCCGCGCTCGCATCCCTGTATCCGAGCGCCTAGGATCAGCCGGTGACGCAGGAGCCGAGCGCCAGCTTCGAGGCGACTTACGACGCCGGAACATCCGGACTCGCAGGGACGCTGGCGGTCGCCATCCACGACAACCTCGGCTCCGTCGTCAGCGGACCGACGACGGTGGATATCTCCGAGATCGTCGTCTCCGGACAGGCGACCGCCATCTACTCGGCGGTGCTCACGGCTCCGGCCACCGAGGGCCAGTACCTCATCGTCTGGTCGAACGATGGGAGCTTCGACCCGAACACCGGGGCGTCCGAGGACCTCACGGTCTCGGCGTCGATCCTCGGCCTGTCACCACTGCCGCCGCTCACGAGCGATCCGTCCGCGCTCGGGCCTCCGTGCTCGGCGTGGACAAGCAGGGCTGCGGTCGCCGCCTGCTGCGAGGGCTTCTCCGACGACACGACCGAGGCTCAGGACGCGGCCATCCGTGCCGCCACCGAGATCCTGTACGCGGTCTCGAACGGCCTCTACTCGGGTGAGTGCGGGCCTGTCACCGTCCGCCCATGCAACCAGGGCTGCGGATGCTGGGGGCCATGGGCGCTCGGCATGGACTACTCCTGGGATCCGACACGGGGTCGTTGGGCGTGCGACACGCACGTCTGTGGCTGCGCACCGACCAGCGATGTCGTGCTGGCTGGCGTACCGATCCGCGAGATCACCGAGGTCCTCATCGACGGCGTGCCACTCGACCCGGACGAGTACGCGCTCATGGAGCCGAACAGGCTGGTGCGGATGCGCGACATCGCCGAGCCGCATCGCAGGCTGGTGTGGCCGGGCTGCCAGATCATGGATCTGCCCGAGACGGAGGAGGGCACGTTCGCCATCTCGTACACGTACGGGGCAGACCCGCCGCAGGCTGGTCGAACGGCGGCGGCCTACCTCGCGTGCGAGATCTGGCGCGGTTGCGGCGGCGGCTCAGGTGAGTGCGCGCTGCCCGACGATGTGACGCGGGTCATCCGCCAGGGAATCACCATCGAGACGACGCCCATCGTCGCTGCTGCGCTGCGTTCGGGATCGACGGGCGTGCAGGCCATCGACTCCTTCGTCGGCGGCTTCGCTACCGAGAAGGTCGTCGGGCGGTCGAGCGTGTGGTCGCCTGACCTCGACTACCCGCGGAGGTATCGACCGGACTCGGGGACCTAGCCGTGGCCGGACCCGGCGACCTCTTCGAGACCGCGAACGACCTGCTGCTGGCTGCTGCGGAGGCGCTCGACACCGTGCCCGACCTCCTGGGCACCGGCTTCCTGGGAGCGCCTACCAGGCAGTTCGTTGCACCCGGCAATCCCGTCCACGACTGCTGCGAGCAACTCGCGGTCTGGGTCAACCCGGTCGGTGCAGGCGCACGCTCGCCAGGCACGCTCGCGCCCGACTTCATGCTCGCGCGTCCGACCTTCCGGGTCGAGGCGACGCGCTGTATCCCGCAGGGCAAGATCGTCGCCAAGCAGTACGTCCCGCCGCTTGCATCTGCGCTGACGGCATCCGCAGAGCAGCATCTCGCCGACGGATGGGCGCTCTGGAACCACATCTTCAACCTGGTCAACGCCGACCTGCTGTTCCAGAAGTGCCTCGACATGGTGCAGTGGAACATGACCGTCATCACGCCCTCGGGCGGCTGCGTCGGTTGGGCGCTGACCTTCGTCGTGGGCGTGGACGGCTACCGGGAGGTCCTCACGACGTGATCCGCTTGATCTTGAACGAGCACGCTATCCACGAACTCCTGACCGACCCGGAGGGCATGGTCGCCAACGACCTCAAGCGGCGTGCGATCAACGTGGAGAGCCAGGCGAAGCTGAACGCCTCCGGCAGGCCTGGTCCGAACGTGGACACCGGTCGTCTGCGATCCTCGATCACCTGGGAGTTGGCGCACCGCAGCGACGGGCAACTTGTAGCCCGGATCGGGAGCAACGTAGAGTACGCACGCTATGTCGAGGAAGGCGGCGACCCCCCGAGGAGCCGCGGTCCCGGCTACCCATACCTCGTACCGGCGTTGTCGGCGGGGCGGAACTGAGAGGAGCACGGCCGCATGACCACTTCAAACGGCAGCATCGACTTCACGCACACGCTCGGCAGCTTCGTGCTGGAGGGCCACACGTTCCAGCGCCGCAAGGTGCCCGCCAAGCTCTGGGCGGAGACGCTCGCGCGCGTGGGGGCGCAGGAGACCGCCGAGATGAAGAAGAAGGAAGGCAGCGTGCTGTTCGGTGTGAGCGCGGACGGGCTGGCGGAACTGATCGCGCTCGCCGTGCGCGACGAGGACCGGCCGACGTTCCAGAAGCTGTACGAGGACGGCCTCATCGAGTTCGGCGAACTGACCGCCCTCCGCGACTGGGTATGGGAGCAGATGACCGAGCGCCCTTTCACACGGGGTCAGTCCTCTTCCGATGGGCCTGGGAGCAGCACCGAAGCCTCATCGAAGGACGAGTCACCCTCTCCGGCGGAAGTGCGGACAGCCTAGAGGTCAAGGCCTACTGCGATGCCGCCTACGCCATCCTCATCGACGAGTTCCAGAGGCGAGGCGTCACCCTGGACGACGCGCTCATCAGCCTCCGTGAATGGACGACAGGTGTCGTCGCCGAGGAGGAGGAGGTCATGCACGAGTACTACCAGCACCGTCAGGTCGCCTATGACGAGGATCTGGTGGCGCGGCAGAACACGCAGGCCATGGGTGCCATCGACGCAGCACTCGGGATCGGATAGATGGCAGAGCCGCTAGGCGTAGCGTTCGTCGAGATCGAGCCGGTCGCCGTCGGCTTCCGGGCGAAGTCGGAGGCGCTCCTGCGGTCGCAGCTTGCCGGTGCGTCGGCGTCCACTGCGGCGAGCGCGCGAGCCGCGGTCGGGCACCGGACGGAGGCGGCGGCGCTGGAGCAGAAGGCGGTCGCGGCGAACGGTGCGGCCGTCGCCGAGGAGCGAGCCGCAGCCGCCACGCTCGCGCATGGGAACGCATCGCTCGTCGCTGCGCGGCACGTCGGTGTCGAGGCCGCGTCGATGGCGGGCCTCGGACGGATTGCGACCGCATCGACGGGCGCGCTGGCCGCTGCCGCTGCGACGGGGTTCGTTCTCTTCCAGTCTGCGGAGGCAGCCGACCACTTCGCTCACTCCCTGCACGAGTTGGAGAACGCGACCGGCGCGACAGAGGTGGAGTTGCGTGCGGCTGCGGATGCAGCGAAGGACCTCGGGCATGACATGGACTTGCCGCTGACGACCGCGAACGACGCGGCAGAAGCGATCAGCCTCCTCGCCAGGTCCGGCTTCGACCTTCAGGACTCCATGACCGCCGCCCGTGGGTCGCTGCTGCTCGCTGCCGCGTCGGGCCAGACCATCGAGAACTCGGTGAGGGAAGTAGACCGAGTGCTCGATGCCTTCAACCTCACCGCTGCCGACTCCGAGCGGGTGGCAGATGCGGTCGCCACCGGACTCAAGTACACGCAGGGCAACGCGGAGGAGTTCGCCCAGGCGCTTGCCACCATCGCGCCCGCTGCCGACTCGCTCGGCCTCAGCCTGGAGGACACGAACACCCTCGTGCTCCAGCTTGCAGAGTCCGGCCTCTCGACCACGGCTGCGGCAGGGTCGCTGCGGCAGGCGTTCCTGAAGCTCGCCGCTGGCGGCAAGGGCGTGGATGACGGACTCGCCAGGATCGGCCTGAAGATGGCAGACCTCCGCGACGAGTTGGGGCGGCTGCGCCCGGATGCGTTCGTGATCCTCGCCGACGCCCTCAGGGGTGTTAGCCGCGAGCAGCAACTCCTGATCCTCACGCAGATCTTCTCCCGCCGAGCGGCGCTCGGGGTCATCCGGATCATCGAGCAGCAGCGCGTGGGCTACGAACTCATGGCCGAGAAGGCTCGACAGAGCGGGACGGCTCAGGAAGAGGCGGGCGTGAAGGCGGCGAACCTCTCGGGGCAGTTTCAGGAGTTGAAGGAGAACCTCCAGGACATCGCCCTCGTCATCGGCGAGCGCGTGCTGCCGCCGATCCTCGCGCTGACGGAGGCGCTCAACAAAGGCATCGGGCCACTGGCTGACTGGATCGGAAAGATCCAGGACCTCACCGGGGGCAGCCTCTTCGATCAGATCGGCAGGGCGGTAGAGGGAGCCGAGAACACCGTCAACTTCTTCGACAAGATCTTCGGCGGCGAGGGCACGGTGTTCATCACTCCGCAGGTCGAGACGGTCGCCCTCCACAACCAGGTCACGAAGGCCCGCAAGGACATCCAGGACCTCACCAACGAGTTCGCCAAGTCGAAGGGCGTGTTCGGCCAGACCAGCCTCACCGCGACCAACGAGTTCGTGGTCGGACTCCAGAAGGTGCGGGACTCGATCCGCGACACCACGCCCGAGGGAAAGAAGGCCCGCGAGGAGATCCAGAAGCTCATCCGTGCCGTGCAGGAGGGCAAGGACCTGCCGCCGATCCAACTCGGTCTGATGGTGGACTTCGACGCGGGGCAGACCGGACTCACCGGGAAGCAGGCCGCGCAACAGACCCGACAAGCCTGGGACGAGGTGTTCGAGGCCGCGTTCCCGGCGATCACCTTGCAGGGCGAGCGGATGGTCGATGCGCTGCTCGCCGGGGTGGACAACAAGAAGGGCGACGTACACGACGCTGGCGAGAACACCGTGCGGCAGTTCTCGCTCGGTGCCCAGGTCGCCATCGCGCAGGCCGCTGGAGACGAGGCAGCAGAACTCGCCGCCCTGCAACAGCAACTCGCCAACGCCATCGCGCATCAGCGGCGGATGGAGCGGCTGTTCAAGACGCACGATGTGAACGAGCAGGCCGTCATCAACGCAGCGAACCGAGTCGCGGCCATCCGTGGTCAGATCGCGTCGATCCGGGCGAGCCAACAGGCGGACGCGGCAGCGGCGGCATCGGACGCATCGGCGCGTGCGGCCGAGATTGCGGCGGCGGCGGACAAGCGTGACCAGGACTTCATCAAGAAGCAACAGCGACGGCTCCAGCAGCGTCAGACGGCCGTCTCGACAGCGTCGCAGACCGAGCCGCTGGCCGACGACATCCGCGCTGACATCAAACTGCGGAACGCGCTGCGCGTGATGATCGCAGCGACGCGCGCGCGCATCCGGCAGGCCCGGGCGGCTGGCAGGGACACCGAGGCACTGGCCGACCAGCTTGCGAACCTCCGGATGTCACGGAACCAGGTCCGCCGCGAGATCGCACGCCTCCAGGCTGACGCGAAGGCGCAGGCTGCGGAGACGCGGGTCGAGAACGCGCAACTCGACCTCCAGATCGCCGAGGCCCGCTTCGGCGACGACCCGACCGCGGCACAGACGAACCGACTGATCGCTCTGCACCAGCGGATCATCCGCGCACTCAAGAAGCAGCAGTCACTCGTCAAGCGCAGGTCGGTCGAGTGGAAGCGGCTCCAGTTGGAGATCGAGCAGGAGCGGGCTGCGATCCGCGACGCCAGGAACGCGACGAGCGCGAGTGGCAGCGAGGGCGCATCCTTCAGCCAGCAGGCGTTCTCGTTCCTGACCACGCAGCAGGGGTTCTTCGCCAACGTGTCGAGCAACGTGTTCCCTGGCGGGACGGCAGGCGGCGCGGTCGGTGGCAGCAGCACTACCGGCGGCGGCATCGGCCGTATCCCACAGTCCGCCCTCAAGGTCTCGTCGCCGTTCCGTCCGAAGACGGCGCTGGCCGAGGCGGAACTGGATCGCAAGACGGGCATGACACAGGCACAGGCTTCGGTCCTGATCCACCTCCAGCGGCAGACGCTGAAGGCGCTGCAAGACCTCCATCGCGGAGCCGGACACCCGGAGCTTCGCAAGGCGACGGCGCGTGGAGGCGCGTCGATGGACACCCAGTAGATGCCGGACATCGCCGCCGCATACACGCTCGACGTGCCGACCGCGACCACCATCGTGTTCAACAACGGCGGTCGGCTGCGCGACGGCCAGGACTACTACTGGCTGACGAACCTGGAGGGGTTGGACGGCCCGCCGATCCGAGCGCCCATCGACGACCGCCCGCAGACTGACGGCGGGCTGGTGCACGACTTCTACCTCGGGCCGCGCCACATCCTCGTCGAGGGCTTCTTCCTGATCCAGTCCACCGAGGTCTACTCGCAGATCGTCACGATCCGGAACGACATGGAGGCGGCACTGCTCGCGGCGCACATGGACATCCTGCGAGCGGACGGCACCTGGTCATGGACGCCGCTCGGCGAGTCGGCGCGCTCGCTCACCGTGCGCGGCGACGTGCCGGTGAATTTCCGCCACATCGACAACTACCGGACGCTGGCCTTCTCTTTCGGCCTCGTCGCGGCAGACCCGACCTGGTGAGCGATGGCGGCGAGCCTCGACCTCCGTTTCCGTGACGGCACGCTCATCAACGACATCGCCTCAGTCGCCAGTGACAAGAAGGTCACTCGGCGGCTGAACCGTCCGGCCAAGCTGGAGTTCGTCGTCCCGAGCGACCACGCGCTCATCAACACGGTCGAAGCGGACGGGCACCCGTCTCTCGCGGCGGGCTACCGACAGATCAGCGTCGAGCTTGACGGACCCGGCCTCTACTTCCACGGCATCGTGTGGCTGCTGGAGGACGAGGGCGACGAGAACATCTCGCGCACGAAGGTCACGTGCTACGACCCGATGGTCGTCTGGAACCATCGTCCCGCCCGCGACGGCGAGGCGAGCGGCGACGCGGGCGACTTCTCCGACCCGACCTTCATCCAGCGCAACCAGAGCGGGCCTCAGATCATGGAGGAGATCCTCACGCAGTCGGAGAACACGCCCGACCCGATCACGACGCCAGCCGACGCCGAGGGACCGCTGTTCATCGACCTCGCCGCGAGCACGTTCGCTGTCGGCGGCGCAGACCTGTCAGGCGCTCCGATGAACTTCCCCATGAGCATCGGCGAGGTCGCCACGCTGCTGACGAACACGGGCGAACTGGACATCTACATCGAGCCGATCATCCACGTCCCGGGCGGCGGCACGCTCTCGAACATGGCCGAGGTCCACTGCTACAACGGCGACTTCGGGACCGACCTGACGGCGACCGTCAACTTCGACTACGCGACCGGCGACTTCAACGCCCGCCACTTCAAGCGGTCGGACTCGATGGAGCAGATCTGCACGAAGCTCGTGTACTACCTCGGGCCGCGCCTCGACATCCAGCACTGGCGGTCGAGCGTGACTGGCTCGCTCCTGCTCCCGGCGAACCCGGCGCTTGAGGCTCTCGTCCACGCGGCGCGCTCGGAGCTAGGCGTGTTCATGGATCTGGAGTTCTACGACAACGCAGGCAACGAGGCGAGCGCCCGCCCGCTGTACGTCACGCTCTGGCTGCTGGAGTCGCTCCTGCGGACGAAGCCGAGGGAGATGCTGTACGTCACGCCGGTCCGTGGGATCGCGCCGGGGTCGTTCAACATCGGCGATGTGATCACGGTCAACATCGGGTCGAAGGCGCGGCGGGCGACGGCGGGCGAGCAGCGCATCTATGGCTTCACCGTCACCATCGACGACGACGGCGTCGAGGAGCTTGACGAGTTCATGTGTTCCCCCGACCAGGACTCGATCTGATGAGCCGCCCCATCTACGAGGACACCGACCAGACGCAGATCTCGAAGGCACGCTGGCGCGGCACCGACCTCCAGCGCCGCCCGCTCGCTGGCCGCTGGATCCAGCCGCAGGGCACGTTCGCCGACACACCGCCCGCTGATCGCCCTGCACCGCCCGACCTCCAGAACGGATGGGAGCAGCCCGACGACGGCGATACCGATCAGGAGGACCTGGCGAAGCACGAGTTCCGCTGGCACGCGGACGGCTCGCTGGAGTTCAAGGGCTACCTGATCCCGGGCACCTGGGACGCGCTCGCGTACACGCTGCCGAGCGCCATCGACGTCGAGCCGGACTACGTCCCGACGAAGAACGTCTCGTTCCTCATCGACGTGTTCGACCCCGGCACCAACGAGTTCCAGGTCGGGCGGCTGCTGGTGTACGGCGTGAACCACGCGAACGCCGGACAGGTCTGGATCTTCCAGGAGGCGGCTGCGGGGTCAGTCGGCGCGACAGGAGCCGCTGGCGGACAGGGAGCTACCGGAGCCACTGGATCGCAGGGAGCTACCGGCACGCCCGCAGGGGCGACGGGGAACACTGGGGCGACCGGAGCGAATGGAGCGACAGGTGCGACCGGAGCGACCGGGGCTGGCGCGACAGGCGCGACGGGTCCGCAGGGTGCTACGGGAAGCCCTGGCGGCGCGACGGGCGCGACGGGTCCGGCGGGAAGCCCTGGCGGCGCGACAGGTGCGACGGGCGCGACGGGCGCGACGGGCGACGCGGGCGAGACGGGAGCCACCGGAGCCGACGGTGTTCCCGGTCCGTTCGGCGGCGGCGTGGCGATCAGCTACGCGTTCTCGACCACCACCACCGATAGCGATCCCGGCAACGGCGTCCTGCGCCTCAACAACGCGACCCAGTCGAGCGCGACCGTCATCCGCGCCGATCTGCTCGATGCCATCGGGAACGACTGGACGGCGGTGCTTGACTCGTTCGACGACTCATCGAGCACGGTCAAGGGCCACATCCGCCTCGCCACCAACGACCTCCTCAACTGGATCGTGTTCACGGTCTCGGCGGTGGCAAGCCCGAGCGGCTACCGGAACATCACCGTCGCCGTCGTGGACTCGTCTGCGACCAACCCGTTCACCGATGGTGAGGACATCACCCTCCTCTTCACGCGCACGGGCGACTCTGGCGTCGGCGCGACGGGCGCGACCGGGGCGCAGGGTGCGACCGGGGCGCAGGGCAGCACCGGGGCGACTGGCGCAGGCGCGACCGGGGCGACCGGAGCGACGGGAGCCGTCGGCAACCCGCAGGTGCAGTGCAAGGTCATCGCGGACGCTACGACCGTCACGACCGGAGACGGCAAGGGGTCGTTCCTGATCGACGACAGCCTGAACGGGAAGAACCTGGTGGACGCCGACGCAGCCGTGGTCACGGCTTCATCGAGCGGGACGCCGACGGTGCAGCTTCGGCGGGTACGGAGCGGCTCTCCGGTTGACATGCTCTCGACCGCAATCACTATCGACGCGAACGAGTTGGACTCGTACTCGGCCGCGACGCAGCCGGTTATCAACGGCTCCAACGACGACGTGCAGACGGGTGATCGCATCTTCTTCGACGTGGACGTGGCGGGCACGGGCACGAAGGGGCTGGACGTGCAGATGGAGTTCCAGTAGTGGCGATTGTCGATGAAGGGTCACTAGGCAGCGCGAACGAAAAGACCAGCGACAACGCCATCGCGATGACCACGACGCAGGATGCCAACGTGGGGGATGCGATCATCGTCGTCACCGCCTGGGACAACAACAACGGGACCACCATTGCGGGGCCAGCCAACAGCGCCTGGACGATCAGCGATGATGGCGGCAACTCGTACTCCATTCTCTTCGGAGGAGAGGATGCGAGTTCGAATGGCCGCTCCGCGCTCGGCGTCTACATAGCCATCGTTGCTGGATCGACACTCTCCTCCGGGGCGACGATCACGGCAACGTACAACTCCAGCCGCACGGCCAAATCGATCACGGCCCACCGCTTCTCGATGGACGGGACGGGATTGCGTATCGCCTTCCGCGACCTATGGTTCCGGCGCGCCGCTGACCCGACTGCCTTCTGGGTTCAGTACGAGGACCTGTCAGCCGAGATGGGCACGAGCGAGATTCTCGCGATCTATGCCATGTCCGCTGAAGGGCCGAACACGGACGCCTACACATTCACGGACACTGAGAACGGCGACACTTGGACGACGCTCGGAGCCGACGATGGTACGACCGGCTCGACCGACGACACGAACATGCACCACCGGGCACGGTTCATCATTCGCTCGGGGGGAGATGCGGTTGCGGAGGAGTTCCAGTGCGACAGCGACACCGCCGACCGCGACTACACGCAGGGCGGCGTTCTGTTGACGGAGATCGCTTCCTCGCCTCCGACTATCCCCCCCGTACCGGACATCTATGACGGCACGGTGGCACAACACGACCGCCGCATCGGGGCCAACAGCATCGGCAAGGGGGTCCAGCCAACGTCGGTGAGCATCACCGCTGGCCGGACGTTCTACCTCCCGCTCGCGGGAGCGCCGGTCGGTGCGTTTCTCATCGTCACGGCGGCTTCGGACAACAACGCCACGGTCACGGAGACTGGCCCCACGGACACCGCAACCGAGATCACGGACTCAGCCGGGAACACATGGACGGAGTTATCCGGAGCACAGCACGCGCAGGCGAGCGAGAGCGGAAGTGCCGTGTGGCAATACGTCTGCATCGTGCAGAACGAGATACCTCGGGGCGGCTACATCACCCTGCGATTGCCGAACGCGACCGGCCTTTATGCGTGGGCGGCTGAGGCGCATCTGTGGTCGCTGGAGGGCGGCACCTACACCGTCGAGCAGCGGGCGATGGCGAAGGGCACGAACGCCGATCCCACGGACGCCGCTCTCTCCGCCATGACGAGCCGCAAGTACCTCATCATCGGGACTGTCGCGGCAGAATGGGGCACAAACCAGACCTACACCCTTGATGGCGACTACACGACCTTCACGCCTGTCGGATTCGACGGCGGGAACGAATCTTCGATGACCGAGATCATGGTGTACCGCATCGCCACGCTTACCGCTGACACCTTCTCGTTCTCGATGGCTAACGCTACCGACTCCACCGTGATGCTCACGGCGGTCTACAACGATGTCGTGGCTACCCCATTCACGCAGCAGACCCGACGCTGGGCGGCTTGAGTGCCGGGGTCCTTCACGTACCGCTCGCTGCCCGATCCCTCGGCCGCGCTCGTGGACAAGAGCCAGCGCCTGTGGCTCGTGATGAACTCGACCGACCAGGCGGTCGGCACGCTCACCCTGAGCGGCACTGGGACCGTCTCCGTGCCCGGCCTCGGCTTCCAGCCCGATGTGATCGTGCTGACTTCCGCGCGCAAGGCGGGCGCGTCCTCTCACTGCCAGTACGCAGTCGGCTGCGCGGACGCGAACGCCCAGTGGTCCTACGGGATCAACGTCCGCCACGCGACCAGCCCTGAGAACTTCACCCGTTGGCGCGAGGACGCCTGCTTCACCTTCATCACCTCGGGCGGCTTCGGCGTCATCAGCGAGCGCATCCGAGCGGTGCTCGACTCTCTCGACGCTGACGGGTTCACGCTCGACGTGGAGCAGCACGATCTCGGCGTGGGCCTGACGGTCGGCTACCTGGCGCTCGCGGGCAACTTCAAGGTCGGCATGGCGTCGATCCCGACTTCGACCGGCACGCAGGAGTTGAGCGGCATCGGCTTCGCCCCGAAAGGTGTGTGGCTCGCCTCGGCTCCCGGTCACGACGATCTCAGCATCGCGGCTCCCGTCTACGACCGGAAGGGATGGGACGTATGCAACGGCTTCGCCTCGGACATGGCGGGGATCAGCCAGGAGGCGATGTGGGGCGGCGCTAGGCACTCGGGCGTCCCGAACCGGAGCGCATCGCGGTGGGAGCACGTCGCGCTTCTCCTCGGACTCGGACCCTCGGGGTCGACCACGTGGACGATCCGCTGCCGCGCCGAGGCGGACGCGTTCCTCTCGGACTCCTTCCGCCTCGACTGGACGACCGTGGACGGAGTGGCGAACAGGCGCTTCGCATATCTCGCCTGCGATGAGGCCGAGGCGGGCAGCTTCCAGATCACCTCCGACCCGTCGGGTGGTGCCGACCTCGACGTGGTGGTGCCGACCGAGATCGAGCCGCGCTCCATGATCTCGACCTCGACCGGCTACAACGGTCTGAGTGGAGCCACGATGGATGTCGTTCCAGACGAGTTCATGCAGTGCGGGCACGGCTACCTCGGCTTCGGCGCGAGCGAGCCGTGGGCACTCTTCTCGGGCGACGAGTTGTGCAGCGGACTCGGCCAGTCGAGCGGCGGACCATCGGGCGGCGGCTACCCGACCTGCAAGTGCTTCCTGCGGACCGGCTACCAGGGCTTCTCGTACTGGCACGACAACGCTTCCGGGTCCATCGACTCCACGCTCGTCGGGCAGGCGTTCGACGTGTGGGAGGCGCGTGCACCACTACGCATCCCGAGCCTCAACGCTAGGATCGACGCGAAGCGGATGGGCAGCGCGACCCGAGCACTTCTGAACCCGAGCGACACGTGACCCGCACGCTTCACGTCGTCGCCCTCCCGCACACGACGCTGACCGAGAAGGACGCGCAGTGCGCGTACTCGATGAAGCTGCTCAAGGCGGTGCCGATGTGGCGGGCGCAGGGCTGTCGGGTCATCCTCTACGGCCCGGACGAGATCGACTGCGAGCCGGACGAGCACGTGGTCATCACGACGGAGGCGGACCGGCTGCGCTGGGGCTACGGCGGACCGAAGGGCTACGACACGACCGCGCCGTTCGAGTGGGACGCGGGGCAGCCGTACTGGTTCGAGGCGAACGTGCGAGCCATCGACGCGCTCCGCGAGCGCCTCCCGGCCGACCGACGCGAGCACTACCTCTGCTTGGCGACGAGCGTGCAGGCGAAGATCGCAGACGAGGTCGCCGGTCCGAAGTGGAACAACCCGATCACCGTCGAGTGGGGCGTCGGCTACATCGGCATCGACAAGCGCGGCTGGTCGGCGTTCGAGTCGTACGCCTGGATGCACCACGTCTACGGCATCCGCGACATCGGCGACGGGCGGGCCTTCGACCAGGTCATCCCTAACTTCTTCGACGCGAGCCAGTTCAGCGTGACGCGCAAGCCTCGCTGCGACTACGTCCTGTTCATCGGGCGGATCATCAAGCGCAAGGGTCCGGACGTGGCTGCGGAGATCGCCAAGCGGATCGGCGTGAAGCTGCTCGTCGCCGGTCCCGGCGCGAAGGAGGTCACGAAGGGCCGGATCGTCGGAGCCGATGACGTCGTCATCGAGGGCGACGTGGAACACGTCGGGTCCGTCGGGTTCGCCGAGCGGAACGAGTTGATGTCGAACGCCGCCGCGACCATCGTGCCCACGGTCTACATCGAGCCGTTCGGAGGCGTGGCCGTCGAGGCGATGCTGGCTGGCTGTCCAGTCGTCGCGTCCGACTGGGGCAGCTTCACCGAGATCGTGACGCCGGACGTCGGCGCTCGGTTCCGGACGCCGAAGCAGGGAGCCGAGGCGTTCGCCCGGGTCCAGTCGCTCAAGCGCAAGGACATCCGCCAGGCGGCGAAGGACCGCTACTCGCAGGCGGCGGTCGGCCCGATGTTCATGCGCTGGTTCGACCAACTCGACACGCTCTGGGGCAAGGGCTGGTACGAGTGAGCGCCTTCGACGAGGCGGCGTGGTGGGGTGACTGCGGCAACACGTTCCACGAGGAGCAGAAGCAACTCGTCGCTGCCGAGCGTATGGGCCTGGTCGCGGAGTACGGTGGCGCTCATCCGCCGACCTTCGATCTGGCCGGACGCTCGGTGCTCGACATCGGTGGCGGGCCAGTCTCGCTCCTGCTCAAGTGCAGGAACCGAGGGCGCTGCGTCGTGGTCGACCCCGCCGACTTCCCGCCTTGGGTGTTCGCCCGCTACGAGCACTGCGGCATCGGCTTCTGGCACGGCCCGGCGGAGGCGCTCGACGGCCAGCCGCAGTTCGACGAGGCGTGGCTCTACAACGTCCTCCAGCACGTCGAGGATCCCGGACAGGTCATCGGCCAGGCCAGGGCATACGTGGGCGTCCTGCGCGTGTTCGAGTGGCTTCACGTCGATCCCTACCCAGGCCACCCTCACCGCCTGGAGCGCGAGCAGATGGACGAGTGGCTGGAGGGCTACGGCTACGTCGCCAAGCTCGACGACCGTGGCTGCGTCGGCACCGCCTACTACGGTGTCTTCCGAGGATCCTCCTAGACTGCGAGCGCATGGAGCAGCGATGAGTGAACGGGCACTTCCCCGCCCTCTTCCGCCTCGCACGAGACACGGCGATGGTTCTGCTGGGTCTGTTCATGCTGCTTCACGAGACCCTGGTCCGGACGCCACGCTTGGCGGTGATGGCGGTGGGGGTCCTGCTCCTCCTGGGACCGGCGGCGATCCGCACCATCATCGAGGCGTATCTCACGCGTGGGTCGGTAGCGTCATCGAGTTCGCGGACACCCGGCGATTCTGGGTCGTCGTAGGGGCGCTCGCCTTCGTCATCAGCCTCATGGTCGCCTTCGGCGTGAACCGGGCGGCGATCAACCGGAACCAGGCGACCATCCAGGTCCACCAGCGGATCGTGCGCCAGCAGCGGACCGTGCTGACCTACCTGTGCCGGACCGTTCACCTCCTCGACACCGGCTACCTCCAGCAAGCGGACATCGCTCGCCAGTCCCTGCGCGACCCGAGTCTGCCGCCGTCCGCACGTGCTCGCTGGAGGAGCAGGCTCCAGGTCTACCTGACCATCCACCAGGAACTCTCCGACACGAGGGCGTGCCGCCAGATCGAGTGATGCGAGTCGCCGCCGTCGTCCTCGTCGCCATCGCAGCCCTCGTCCTCCCGACCAGGGCTGCGCCTGCGAACGCCTACGTCCGCATCTACGGGACGACGACCGGCATCTCCTACGTGGACCTCGGCAACCCCGGACCCGGAGCAGGAGACGAGTCTATCCGGGGGCTGCGTCTGAGTGACCGACGCGGGCGCACCATCGGCAACGGCAGCATCATCTGCATCTCGCTCGGTCGGGCGCTTCCCGGCACGTCGCTCTGCAGCGGGGTCTACTCGCTGCCGAAGGGGAAGCTCGTCGTGTCCGGCACCCGCCGCTCGCCCGACTACTACGTGCTCCCGGTGACGGGCGGCACCGGCATCTTCCAGCGGGCCGCCGGAGTGCTGATCGGCGACACCGTGAGCCGCAACCCGCGCAAGGACCGGCTCGTGTTCAACCTCGACCTGTGACCGACCTCTTCCGCACCGGCACCTACCTGCGCTGCCCAGGCGGGAACGTCGAGAACGTGCCAGAGCAGATCGCCGCTGGCATGACCTGGGCGCTCCTCAACATCGGCGACGACCCATGCGTGCGGAGAGACCCGGCCGTGTGGGACCACCAGCGGTTCCTGTATCGGGCGACGAGCCTGCCGCACGGACCGTGGCTGCACGTTCGCTCGCTGGCCGACCTCGACTTCCTGATCCGTGTCGGCGTCGAGTGGCAGGCGGATGTGATCGGCTGCAACATCGAGGACGTGGTGGAGGACGGCCTCTCGCTGCGCGAGGTCGGCCGTAGGCTCCTCGGCGGATGGGTGCAGCCATTCGGCAAGCCAGTCCACATGGCGACGCTGCCGTGGGTTCAGAACGGGCAGGGCTGGCAGCACGTCGCCTTCGCGTATCTCGCGCTGGAGATGTTTCCGCTGGAGGGCGGGCAGCCGTACCTCGACGAGTGGGAGCGGTGCGTCGACCACGCCTTCGCCGAGGGTGCAGAGCGGGTCACGCTCCTCTACTCCACGACCTCGCCGCGCTCCGTCTATCCGAACGTCGCGCACTGCCTCTACACCGCCGACAACGTCACCGACTGGCGGACGTGGAAGGATGCAGTACCGCAGCCGGTTCCCCGACCGCCTGCACCGCCAACACCACCGGAGGTTCCGATGCTCACCGTCAAGCAGTTCCCGTACACCGGACCGTGCTTCGGACCCGGCCCGAAGCAGACACTGAACTACTCGACGGTGAAGGGGATCAAGCGGGCGATGATCCGGCTCGGCCTGCTCGACCAGAAGCTCGGCGAGGAGACCGACGACTTCGGGAGCGGCCTGCGGCAGGCGCTGAAGGAGTATCAGCGCGCCTCGCACCTGACCGTGACCGGCGACTACCGGAAGGGCACGTGGCTCGCCCTCCGCTCCGAGCGCCTGGAGACCGGACCGCACGCGGGCGAGTACGCCATCGACCGCCTCGGGCGGCGCTACGTCCAGGAGGACGTGCTGACGATGTGCTACCCGCATCCAGAATGGGCGCTCTCGCAGGTCTGCCAGGGGCCGCATCAGACGGACGGCCTGCCGTGGACGAACTGGGCCATCGACTTCTGCGCTCCCGGCGGCACGCCCGTGCTCGCTGTCGAGCGGGCGACGATCACCCGCCTCTCCGGGCACGACCCGAACTACCCGCCGAACAACGCCATCGGAATCTGGGGCTGGTCGATCTACTACGAGACGGCCGACGGTGGCACCTACTTCTCGACGCACTATGGCTCGCGCTCGGTGAAGCTCGGGCAGGTCGTCGAGGTCGGAACGCCCATCGGACTCGTCGGCTCCTGGCCCGGGAACCCTTCGCGCTCGCACACGCACCTCGGCTACTCGCACCCGAAGGGCAGCGCCTACGCGAAGGCGCACATCCTCGAAGTGGCGAACGCTCCCCGCTTCCCACTGCTCTAGCCGACGCGCGCCTCAGACTTCGACCGTCAACCCAGGAGGCATGCATGAGCAACCTCGCCCAGTGGTCACTCGTCGTCGCATTCTTCGTTCCGCTCGCGGTGTCGGTCCTGAACCAGGCGCACTGGCCTGCGCAGTTGAAGGCGGCGGTGTTCTTCGTCGTCTCGCTGCTGGCCGCTGCCGGGACCGCCTACTTCCAGGGCGACCTCACCGGCAAGCGGTTCGTGGACTCGGCGCTCCTGATCGTGGCCGCCGCCGCCGCCTTCTACAGAGGCTGGTGGAAGCCGGTCGGCGTCGCCGATCCGCTGGAGAGCAAGACGACGGTCACCAAGCCGCCGCCGCCGTAAGCGCTGCCGCCTGATGCACGACCCGGAGCCGCCCATCGAGGCGGCTCCGTCGCTCTGGCGCGCTCTAGCCCGCGCTGTTGAGCGAGAACTTCGACTTGACTTCCTCCGCCCGAGTGGTAGAGTTCCGAGTGCCATGAAGCAGCCGACTACGAAGGAGACGGCGATGCAGCCCGCCAGCCTGCTCGACCAACTCGACATCACCCCGCTGCACATCGAGCGCGGACGCCAGATGCGCTCAGTGGTGCAGCACGACATCGCGCACCGCGGACTCAGCGCGGAGAGCGCAGTCGAGTCGCTCGCCAGCTACCTCGGAGTCGAGGTGGAGACGGTGAGACTCGCCATCGCCATCGCCAACGAGGCCGACGCGGCGGAGAGGGCGTGAGGACGATGACGCAGACCGTCACAGAGAAGTGGACGGGCACGAAGGCCGAGGTCGAGAGCGCCTGGATCACGGAGCGCATCGACCTCAGCTTCGTGACCGTGATTGACCGCGAGTCCTTCTCGAAGCCAGTGCGCGAGGAGTGGCCGCTGGAGAACATCGAGGGCGCGCTCGACGCCTACTGGCAGCACGGACTGGACTGCATGAATCACATCGGGACGCGAGCATGAGCGAGCGCTGGATTCCCGAGCCGCCGCCCGCAGCGCCCCGCTACGTCGAGCGCCTGCTGACGATCTGCCCCGACTGCCACGGGCTGGTGCGCAGGGTGCGGCTCGACATCACCGCAGAGGGCCAGCAGTACGGACCCTGGCGCTGCGCCATCCACGGCGAGGTCGCCGAGCCGCTGCACGAGTGGTATGAGATCCCGACTGGAGACGAGGAGGACGACGCATGACCGAGATGCTGCAGAGCAGCAGCGTGCAGGCGATCCGCCGGGAGGAGCACTCGACGCTGCAGGACCTGAGCGCCGAGCTACTCCGGCTCGCGGAATCGAAGGCCGACTTCATCGTTGACACGCGCCGCATGAGCTTCGCCAGCGAGTCGCTCGGCGTCGGGCACGTGCTCACCGAAGGCGGCTCGCAGGAGACGCGGCAGGAGAGCTACCTGACCTTCGACAGCGACCGCCACGACGACATCGGCGGCGGCCCGGTGAACGAGTACGCGCACGGACAGATCCGGACGCGCCTCGGGATCCCGGCCAAGTACTACGACCGGATGCGCAGCGACGCTCCGGCGCTGCTCGATACCAACGTGAACCACTGGTTCCACAACGCACCGGAGACGCGGATGGTGCGGATGCAGGAAGGGCGCGTGCGCGCGTTCCTGTCTAACCGCTACCGCCGCCTCGACAACGACGAGTTGCTCGCGCACGCGGTGGTGCCCGTGTTCGCCGAGTACGGAGACCGGCTGGTGTTCCACATCTCCGCGCTCACGGACAAGCGGCTCTACATCCGGGCGATCCTGCCCGAGCTTCAAGACGACATCACGCTCGACCCGAGGAACCACGTCATCCGCCGCGACGATGGAGGCGACGTGGTGCAGGCGGGGATCGAGATCCGCAACAGCGAGGTCGGAGCCGGGGCACTCTCGGTGACGCCGTTCATCTGGCGGCTGAAGTGTCTGAACGGACTCGTCATGAGCGACCGCTCGCTGCGCCGGTACCACATCGGACGCGAGCAGGAGGAGACGGCGTACGAGATCTTCCGCGACGACACGCTCGCCGCAGACGACCGGGCCTTCTACCTCAAGGTGCGCGACGCAGTCGCCGCCGCTCTCAGCGACGTGACCTTCGGGCAGATCGTCCAGCAGCTACGGGCTGCGGCGACCGGCGCGACCATCCTCGACCTGCCGCTCGCAACCGAGCGGCTGGCCAAGCGGATCGACCTGAGCGAGGACGAGTCGTCGTCGGTGCTCCGCTACCTCGCCATGGGCGGGGACCTCACGCAGTGGGGTGCGGTCAACGCGATCACGCGTGCTGCGAAGGACGCGGAGGGGTTCGACAGGCAGGCGGAGATGGAGACGCTCGGCGCAGCCGTCGTCGCCATGCCTGCGCAGGAGTGGGCGCAGATCGCCCGCTAGCTACCGGCGCTGCATCGCCGGTCAACCAGGGGGCGGGAGCCTGAGCGGGGTCCCGCCCCCGACCAACCGAGGAGGACAGCATGACAGCAATCGAGGCAGCAGAGAGACCCGGATACGCGGTGGGTCCCACGGATGACCCGTGGCCGATCCTGCCCGCGCCGACGACGGAGGATCGCCGCACGGTCTACGAGCGCATGGTCGCCGTGATCGCGGAGCTACCGGCCATCGGCAAGACGCAGAAGAACACGCAGCAGAACTTCATGTTCCGTGGGCACGACGACGTGATGAACGCGCTCAACCCGCTGCTGGCGAAGCACGGTGTGTTCATCGTGCCCGACGTGCTGGAGCGGATCACGGGCGAGCGGGTGACCGGGAACCAGAAGACGATGTACGAGGTCAACCTCCACGTCCGCTTCACCTTCTACGGACTGCTCGGCGACAGCTTCCGCGCGAGCGGGTGGGGCGAGGGCACGGACATGGGTGACAAGGGGACGAACAAAGCGATGACGATGGCGTTCAAGTACGTCGTCGCACAGGCCTTCGCGCTGGCGACGGCGGAGATCTCGGACGCTGACCAGACCTCGCCGGAGGAGACGACACGCGGCGCGGCAGCCGCGGCGGCGGCGAGCGGGCGCAGGGAGTTCGACCCGGCGATCCACCTGCTCGACGGAGCCATCGTGGTCAGGACCGAGGAGGACGCGACCGCGCTGCGGATGGCACAGCGCGACCTCGACCCGAGCCAGGACTGGGCGGCCATCGAGGACTTCGTGGTGCTCTCGACCTTCGGCAAGCAGTACGACGCGCTGGAGGGCAGCGAGAAGCGCGAGTTCTACACGCGGCTGGCGAACGCAGTGGCGAAGGTGGATCAGATCGCCGGGCCGGGCGACTTCCCGCCCCCGAGCACGGAGCAGATCAAGGAGGCTTACGCCTGGGCCTTCAAGGGCGTCGTCCTGGCGCTCAGTGGCCCCGTGTCGCCCTCGGAGACTTCGGGCGACCAGCCAGCCGCGGAGGCCTCGGATGCGCCTGAGAACGCGTCCTGAGCGAAGAAGCAGCGAGGCCCGGTTTCCCGGGCCTCAAGGCTGCGCCATGAAGGACCGCCACGTTCGGTTCCGAACCCACCGGGTCCGGCCCGCGAAAGAGGAGACCATTCGAGGATCAGTGTACACTCGGGTCTGCCATGAAGGGGGTTACGGACAGCGAAAGAAAGCAGGAGATGCATGTCAGTTCACGTGATGAGTTGGGTCCTCCAGCACTCGGAGGAGACGCTCGGTCGCAGGCTTGTCCTGCTCTGCCTCGCTGACCGAGCGAACGACGACGGGACGGACGCATGGCCGAGCGTGGAGACGCTCGCACGCGATGCACGTATGTCGCGTCGGCAGGTGCAGCGAAGCCTCCGCGACCTAGAGACAAGCGGCGCGATCACGCAGTCGGGCACGAGCCGGAAGGGGACGCACATCTACAGCGTCAATATGACGCCCCCTAGGGGCGACATCCACGACGCCGCGGGGGCGACATTTGCGCCTGAGGGGGGCGACATCCTGCCGCCCGAACCGTCCTTAGTGCAACCACCCATAGAACCATCCGAAGGTCTTGCGCCGCTGGCGCGCGAGTACGACCCGCTCAAGGGCGAGAAGATCGACGGGCGCAACCTGCCGTGGGACGAACTCGTCCGGGTCACGAACGCGGACGAGCGCCTGGAGAAGGGCAAGATCGCCCGGGCGCTGAAGGTCATCCGCGCGGTCGTGGTCGCAGACCATCACGCTCGCACCTTCGTTGACCCCGCCCACGGCGAGGCGTTCATCGCTCGGGAGATACGCTCGCGCGGCGCTCACTACCGGCGTCGCTGGCCGACCATCGAACTCACGCCGACCGCGCTCGCTGCGAACTGGAGCCGGGTCGTGACCGACCAACCCGGCCAGGACCTCGCCGGGACCCTGGACGCCGCGCAGCGCGGCATCGACGCAGCGAGGAGGACCGCATGACCGAGTTCCAGGCACTCATCACGGGTGCGGTTACCGGCGCGCTCTTGAAGGCTGACGCCGAGGGACCGTTCCTGATCGACGTGACGCCGCAGATCGACGCCGACGGCAACTACCTACCGGAGATCTCGGTGGTCGGGCGCGAGTCCGGCGAGAAGCTCCGCGTTCGAATCGAGGTGGAGGCATGACCAAGACGTGCGCGCCTGCCATCGCCGCGATCAGCGTGGCGTTCCCTGGCAAGGCGTTCCCCGACAAGACGGCCGAGTTGTACGGACGGATGCTCGGCGACCTGGATCCCGCAGCCGTCTCGCGCGCGGTCGAGCGCCTGCTCAAGGGCGACGACTTCGTTCCGACGATCCACCGCATCCGAACCGAGGTGGCAGAGGAGGCGCTGGCGTTGCCGACGCCGGAGGAGGCGTGGGACATGGCGACGCGAGGACGACTGCGTGGCGCTCCGCGCGAGGTCGCTGACGCTGTGGTCTCGGTCGGAGGGCGATGGGCGCTCCTGCACTCCGACCAGCCGACCATCGTTCGCTCGCAGTTCATGAAGTCGTACGGCGAGCGACGGCGGAACGCCATCGCCGAGTTCACGGGCGCGAAGCTGCCGCAGTTGACCGCGCACGACGGCGAGGTCATGGGGCAGACGATGGCGGCGCCGCCGGAGACGACGAGCGGCGCATACCTGCCGGTGCATGCGCGCTGGCTGCGGCGGATGCAGGGCCAGCAGCTGGCCGAGCCGACTGAGGCCGAGAAGGCACACGCCATCGAGGTGCTGCGCATCGGGCCGCCCGAGCACGGGGAGCCGGACGGCATCTACGGCGAGGCCGAGCGGATCCTGACGGGGGCGTGAAATGGACATGAGCGCTGCTCTGCGGCTCTACAACCCGGAGGACCTGGGAGTAGACGGATACCCGAGCGCATGGCACCCCGACTCCTGGCAGGACAATCTGCGCTGCGATCCCGTGAAGGACATCGTGCGCGAGATCGCGGGTCACCGCTGCGAGCGATGCAACCACCCGTACCTCACGCGCCGCCGCGAGCCGCGCATCTCGCAGGGAGGGCAGTGGTCACCCTGCGACATGCTGTGCGCGCACGGAGGGCCGACGCGCCGACGCGCTGGAGGCGAGAACGAAGCACAGTGGCGCATCCTCACCGTCCATCACCTGAACGGCGTCAAGTGGGACTGCCGCTGGTGGAATCTTGCCGCGCTCTGCCAGCGGTGCCACCTGGCGATCCAGGCGAAGGTGCTCATGGAGCGCGTCTGCCCGCTGGAGCACTCGGAGTGGTTCAAGCCGCACGCCGCGGGCTGGTACGCGGCGGCCTACCTGGGCGAGGACCTGACCCGCCGCGAGACGCTCGCACGCTTGGACGAGTTGCTCGCACTGGAGCGAGTGGAAGGAGCGTGACAATGACGACTGAAGCCGGTAGAGTGAGTGGTGCCATGAGTGAGAGAGTCGGACTGCTGATCGAGGACGTGCCGACCGCTGTGATGGACGCGGTGAAGCGCGATGCGGCAGAACACGACATGAGCAGGAACGACGTGGTGTGCGAGATCCTGGCGACCCGCTTCCGGGTGCCGTGGTCGCCCACCGGGTACTCGTCCAAGTGGGAGGGCACGGACGAGTGGAACCTGCGGCTCACTCCGGAACTACAGAAGGCGATCAGCCGGTACGCGAAGGAGAACTCGTCGCCCGGCCGTCGCATCACTCAGCGAGGCGTCGTGATCACGACGCTGCAACTGCACTACGACCTGCCGGTGTCATCGCCGCGCAGACGCCCGAGCCGTCCACCGCTGGATCCCGACCTGGTGCGCGAGGCGCGCGCTCGCAAGGAGGCCGGAGAATCCATCCGCTCCCTGTCGAGGCGCTACGGCATCAAGCGCGAGACCATCGCAAAGGCGATCTCGGAGTGAAGGAGGCTCGTCGCATGACCACGTACATCGTGATGCGGAAAGACACGGCGCGCGACCTGCGCGTGCTCGGAGTCAAGGTCGCGCACGGCCCGAAGCAGGCCATCCGCGAACTCGCGCTCGGCGACGACGCGCCCGGCTCGCTGGAGGGAACCTACGTCGCCGTGCCCATGAGGAACTGGACCGAGATGGCGCTGGCGCTGGAGACGCCTGCACCCATCGTCCGTCTGACCGAGATGGGCGCCATCGGCGTCATCGACGGGCAGGAGTCCATGCTCGACGAGCCGGAGCCGGAGCCTGCGACAGCAGCGCCGGTCGCATGACGGTTCCTGCGCTCGTAGACGACCTGCTCCCCGAGGCTCCGTCGCACGCGCTCGCGGAGCGGCCGGAGGTGATCGCGAGCACACGCTCATCAACCGGACGTGGGTGTGCAGGAACATCCCACCGAGCAGACGCCGCCCGGAGTTGTCGTTCTCGTCGCACGCGCTCGTCGCCGCCATGCCAGCGCGCGAGCAGCGTCAGTGGCTGGCTCTCGCGGTCGATTCGGGATGGACGCGGGCGGAACTCGACGCGCAGATCAAGGCTGCTCGGCGGGGTGCGCGGGCGGAGGAGGGCGCGGAGTCCGAGATCCCCCTGGGGGGACCGTCCACAGTATCCACAGGGCTGTTAGTGGACGCCGTCCAGTCGCTTCTTCGGAACGCTCAAGACGCGGGCGAGAACGTCATCTGCCGACGCGAGGATGTTCAGCGGGTCCGAGCAGCACTAGGCGATGAGTGAGATGCTCGCCTGGACCGCAGGATTCCTAGAGGGAGAGGGCAGCTTCTACTTGAATCGCGGCAATCCGGTCGTGAAGGCCAAGCAGGTTCAGCAGGAGCCGCTGGCCAGGCTCCAAGCAGCGCATGGTGGCAGCATGAATCGCTACCAGCGCACAGACACGGATGGATACCTGCGACAGCCGATCCATGAGTGGGTGCTCACAGGTCGCCGGGCGCTCCTTCTCATGGAGCGGCTGCGCCCACTTATGTCGCCGCGGAGAAGGCTGCAAATAGACGATTGCTTAGTTGCCGCGCATAGACAACTGGCACTGATCGGAGAGGAGGAGTGATGCCGAACATCGAACCCGTCAACCTGACCGATGCCGAGCGCGAGACGCTCGCCGCGGCCGCCTCACTGGCAGGCGTCATGGACAACTCCGACCTGGCGAAGGCATGGCACGGGATCATCGCCGACGTGGCGCGCTACGAGGCGCGCCAGGAGATCGCGAGCCTCGCCGCGCTCGTCCTGCGCCGGAGCCAGGACATGGAGTTGAGTCGCGTGCCCGAGCGGAACGAGATGCAGGAGACGGTGCGCGGGATCCTGGCAGAGATCTTCGGCGAGGCGCTCGCGGACTTCTCCGGCCACACGAAGGGCGACCAACCGGGCGCGTGAGCGAGAACCCGCACGCAAGACACCAGGAAGCAGCCGTTGCGCACGGCTCAGGCCTGGGTGAGCGCGCGATAGGCGAGGACGGGGGGCCGCGCAACCCTGTCCTCGCTGCTCTAGAGGCTTACCGACGAACGCACCTGCATCGCTCCGACGAGATCGACGCAGCGTTCGCGGAGTACTCGGAACCGGACGGAGGTGTACGACCTGCCGAACCTCCGGCCCAACATGAGGGCACCGGCTCCGAGCACCAACTCGAAGGCTCGACCGGCTTCCCGATGAGCGTTCGGCTCTCGCAGACGGAGATCCAGAACTGCGACGAGATCGGACGACGACGGCAGGCGGCGACCGGGCACCTGCCCGACGCGCACGGGCTGGAGCCAGCGCAGCGCCTGCTGCGACACCAGCAGGGAGCGCGCGCGGAGAAGGCGGTGTCGGTTGCGCTCGGCCTGCCGTGGGTCCCGGAGGTCGATGACTACCGCGAGATCGGCGGCAATGACGTGGGGCCGTACGGCGTGCGCGCGACCGAGTACACGACGGGCGGCCTCATCCTGCATCCGAAGGACGAGGACGAGCGCGTGTTCATCCTGGTCGTGGCGCGCGCGCCTGACTTCACGCTGGTCGGCTGGCTGCGCGGGGCGGATGGCAAGCGACAGGAGTTCTGGAACGACACGAAGCTGCGACGCTCACCTGCCTACCTGGTCGAGCAGCGCCTGCTGCACACCGAGCCGCTGCCGTGACACAGCCGCCGCTCACGGGGCGCGAGCTACAGGACGCGGTGATCGACCTCGCCCGCAGGCTCGGGTGGATGGTCGCGCACACGCCGCCGGTCAAGAGCGAGCACGGCTGGCGTACTCCGGTGCGCGCGGACGGCAAGGGCTTCCCCGATCTGCTGCTGGTGCGGGATCGCGTCATCGTCGCCGAGATCAAGGGCACCGACAGACTGAGCGCCGACCAGCAGCGGTGGCTGTCTGCGTTTCGGATGGCGGGCATCGCTGCGCACGTGTGGACGCCGCAGAGTTGGAGGAGCGGTGAGGTCGAGCGCATCCTGCGGGCGCGCAGCCAGGAGCCGTACAAGGTGATGGACGGGACGGGGCAGGTGATCGGCTATCTCGAATCCTGATCCCAAGCCGCGCAAGCGCGTGCGCGACCCGGAGCTACTTCGCACGCTGCACGTTCTCTGGCGCGGCGAGTGCGTGCTGGAGACCATCAGCGACTGCTACCGGCAGCGCTACTCGCTCCACCACATCCACCGGCATCCGCGCGATGACGTTCGCGGCAACCTGGTCATGCTCTGCGGCGACGGTGTGCAGGGGCACCACGGCCAGATCACCGCGGAGTCCTCGACTGCGAAGGCCGCGCTCGGTCAATACATCCTCGCCCACCGTCTCGACACGCTTCGGTACCTCGCTGACAAGCTCGGCGACGAGCAGGCGCGCGCGTGGCTCCGCGCGCGGCTATACGCTCCGGTCTGATGCCGACCCGAGCGAAGGTCTGGAACGGGAACGACTCGCTGCGACGGCTGCTCGTCCGCACCGAGGACCTGCACGCACACCCGAGCAACCCGCGGCGTGGGAACGTCGAGGTCATCCAGCGCTCGCTCGAACGCTTCGGCCAGCAGCGCCCGCTGCTCGCGCTGCCGGACGGCACCATCGTCGCCGGGAACCACACCTACCGGGCCGCCGTGGAGTCGGGCTGGACGCACATCGCGGTCGTGCGCTCGGACCTCACCGACGCGGAGGTGGACGCCTACCTCGTCGCGGACAACCGCACCAGCGACCTCGGCGTGTACGACGACACGCAACTCGCGGCGCTGCTCAAGAGGCAGTACGACGACGACACGCTGCTCGGGACCGGCTACGAGCGCGACGACGTGGAGGAGCTACTCACGCGGTTGGCGTGGGACGGACTCGGCCCGCGCGAAGGAGCGGACGACCCTGCGCCCGAGCCTCCGGAGGAGCCTCGCTCCGAGCGGGGCGTCGTGTACGAACTCGGATCGCACCGGCTGATGTGCGGAGACTCCTGCGACCCCGACGACGTGGCAACGCTGCTCGACGGCGCGACGCCGATTCTCATGCTCACCGATCCTCCGTACGGGATCGAACTCGATATGGAGTGGCGCGACCGCGCGGGCCACAACGAACTGAACCCGGCGGAGCCGTCGTACATGCAGCGGATGGACGGGCTCCACAACACGACCATCTCCGGCGACACGCGCGCGGACTGGAGCGAGGCGTTCGCGCTCGTCCCATCGCTGAAGATCGCGTACGTGTGGCATGCCTCCCATCACGCCTGCGAGGTGAAGGCGGGACTGGAGCGGATCGGCTTCGTCGTCGCGCAGACGATCATTTGGGACAAGACCCGCTTCGCCATGTCGCGCTCGCACTACCACTGGCAGCACGAGCCGTGCTACTACGCTCGTAAGCAGGGATCGCGGAAGTGGCGTGGCTCGATGAATCAGTCCACGATCTGGAGCGCGCCCTCGCCGAAGATGATCATGGCGGGCACGACCGAGACGAAGGTCGATCACCCGACGCAGAAGCCAGTGATGGTCTACACGCGGCCCATCGAGAACCACCTGCGCGCGGGCGAGCCGTTCTACGAACCGTTCGGAGGCAGCGGCACCGGGTTCATCGCGGCGGAGCAGACCGGGCGCGTGTGCCTGGCGATGGAGATCGACCCGAAGTACGTGGACGTGATCCGCCAGCGGTACGCAGCCTTCACGGGCCAGCCCGAGTACGCACCGCAGTAGCGCGCACGCCGTTCCGGCTGGCACCATTCCGGGTAGTGATGCGCTATGGACAGGCCGGATCTGCACACCCGTGAGTGGCGTGAGCTACCCCGCGACGGTGACTGCGTCGCCGAGTTCATCTTCGGCGAGGCCGCTGGCCCGTGCCACGGCGTCATGCACCGGCACCACGTCCGGCCGGGCGATCCCGCGGCGTCGCGCACGTACCTGGCCTGCGCCGGACACCACCCGCTGATCGAGTCGTTCCTGCGTCGCCTACAGCGGCGCGCCGACCGCGTGCTCGGCTACCGACGCTGCCCGCACCGTCCGGGCGTGCATCGCTATCCCGGCGCGCGAGAGGCGTGCGAGCGGCAACTGAACGCGCGCGCTGCGTAGCACTCGCAGGCGTCCATCTTTCGACTTGACTAACCACGCGGAAGTGGTAGAGTAGCGAGTGCCATGAAGTCCACGACCACACAGGAGGCACAGACGATGCCCGCAACCTTCGAGTACAGCACGCGCCAGATGATGGCCGAGTACGACGAGATGGAAGCCGCGAAGGCGGAGCACGAGGGCGACCCGGTCGCGCAGCTACTGATCGAGCAGGAGGGTGGCGCGCGGATGGCACTCGGTGATGATCTGCGGAGACTGCGCGAAGAGGCAGAGAGGCTCGCCCGCCGCGCCCTGCGGATCGTCAGCATGATCGACGAGCGCGGACTCAGCTACACGCCCAACTCGCTCGGCGAGATCCAGAGCCACCAGGTCGATGTGCAGTGCGCGAAGGTCTACGCCGCCTCGACCCGCCTGGAGTCGGTGCAGCGCGAACTGCGCAAGCACCTGGAGTCCTGATGACCACGACAGAACTCGCAGACTCGACGGAGCGCACGATGAGCGCCGTCGATACCGCCGGGACCCTGGTCGGCTGCATGGAGGAGGGTGGGCGATGACCGCCGACACCGGCAAGGTCGAGACCGACCGCTGGCAGGTCTATTGGGACCACACCGGGCCGGGGCAGTTGACCTGGAACGTGCGCGACCGCGACGAGGGCTACGAGTACGTCGCTCGCCGCGACGACGGCTGGCGCATCGCTCCGCGAGGGCACACGACCGTGGACAACGAAGTTCTGCTGGAGTACCTCGCCCGGACGGAGTTGGTGCCGGAGGAGGGCTGGCGCGACCTGCTCGCCCTGCTGGAGGGCGTGGCGTGAGGACCGGATACGAGATACGCGAGGGCGCGGCGATGATCGCCGCCCGGATAGGAGAGACCGTGACGACGGAGGAACTGACGAAGCTGTGCCCGCGCTGCGAGCGCAACTACTTCACGGTGCGCGATGCGTTCCGGAAGCAGCCCGCCCTCAGCCGGGAGCACCTGGTGGAGTACCCATACCCGGCGCTGTCGCGGGTCGCCAGGATCGACATCTGCTCGGCCTGCGGTCAGGATGAGGCGATGCGCGACTTCACGGGCGCGTCCCCGATCCCGCCCTACGAGTGGCCGATCAGGACGGACCCGGTGGCGGCGTGAGCAGCGTCGGCTACGTGCGCATCCGGGCCGAGAACACGCGCTACGCACTCGACGCCCGCGACCGGCACATCGCGCTGGCCGCACGCGAGGGCGTAGCGGCGGAGGTCATCGCAGAGTACGCGGGACTCTCCGTCGAGGAGGTCAAGGACATCATCGAGGCACAGCAGGAGGAGGCATGAGCGAAGTCGACATCCGCGAGCGCGAGGAACTGGCGCTGCCGCACTCGGGCGAACTGATCGACCTGAGCGACGAGACTGCATGCGGCGTCGCGCTCGACGAGGTGCGGAGGATGCAGGCGCATCTCGCCGAGGCCGTGCGCACCCTCAGCGCTGCCATCGCGGCGCGCGGAGCGGTGCTCGGCACCAAGACGATCAAGCTCTCAGGCGGTCGCAAGGCCGAGATCAAGGGCGGGCCGGAGAAGCACTACGACGCGCAGGAGATCGAGCGCGGGCTGCGGCTGCTCGGGATGCCGGAGGAGCGACTCCGCGAGATCGTGCGTGAGGAGATCACGTACTCCGTGGTCGCTCGCGAGGCCAAGCGCGCTGCCGGGGCGAACCCCGAGTACGCGCGTGTCATCGAGAACGCGACCAGCGAGGTCGAGCGCCCCTGGTCCGTCACCATCCGCCGTCGATGACCGCCGAGCCTGTTACGGTCCGCCGACGCGCTGAGAGGAGGGGCACGTGATCTACGACCCCATCACCACGTTCGTTATCTACATGGTCGGAATCATCTTCCTCCTGACGCTCGTTGCCGCCGTGGCCGACTGGTCGCTGGCGAGGACGGAGCGCAAGCTTCGTGACCAGGCTCGCGCCGAAGCGCGGGCGAAGCTCCGAGAGGAGATGGAGGCATCACCCGCCGAATGGCTCTCCTAGTCCTGATCTCGTACCTCGTCGTCCTCACCGCCGTCACGGCGTGGGGAACGACTCGCAGTTCGGGCGCTGCGGTGGTCACCCCCTCGACCACAGACAAGCAGCGCCCGAAGATCTGTCCCGACGCTCGCCGAGCAGTGCGCTACTACCAGCGCCACTACGCCGAGTGGCGGGCCAAGATGGGGGCAGAAGTCTCGGTTGCTGGCCGAACGCCTGGCTCCTGCCCCCGCTACCTTGCTGCCGTCTGGAAGCGCAAGGCGTATGCCGCCCGAGTCGCCTACCAGCGGTGGCACGAGTACCACTACGCCTGGTGGAAGTGGATGCCCGCGAAGCACCAGCGGGTCGCCCGCTGCGAGACGGGCTACCAGGGCGGGACCGGACCCGGCGGCTCACGATGGGACTGGGACTCGGGCCGCTACGTCAGCGCGTTCGGCATCTACCGACCCGCCTATGACGACGACGCCCATCGCGCCGGGAACCTCGGATGGGACGAGACGCTCCGGAGGCTCAGGCGCTACCCGACGCCGAGGGAGCAGATGCAGGCCGTGGACGCGCACCGGGATGCGCACGGCGGCTGGAGCGGGTGGGGGTGCCGAGGAGCATGAGCTACATCGCTGGTGCCATCCTCGCGCTGCTCCTGCTCGCCGGAGTCGTCATCGTTGTGCTCGCGTTCCTCGACCGCCTGCCGTTCCCGAAGCAGCCGCTTGAGCCGACCCCGCTTCAACGCGAGATGGCCGAGTTCAACCGGGCGATGACGGACGTTCAGCGGACCGTCGGTGAGGCGATGCTCCCCGCCGTGCTGAAGATGAACGAGGCGATCAACCGCATGGGCGCTGCCTTCAGGAAGGAGCGCGAGCCGTGACCCCCGACCTACAAGCCGCGCCACAGAAGGCTAAGATGGCGTTCTGGATCGATGGCGGCTACGACTTCGACCTCGTTGCTGCCTGTCGGTATCACCCGCATCACAAGTGGTGGACATTCAGGCTCGGGGACGTGGTCGAGAACTGCGGCAACCCAGACGAGCGCATGACGATCTGTGCGGCCTGCTACGTCCCTCGCTGTAGCACGACCTCCGATCCTGATCGCTGCACACTCTGGCGGCACCACGAGACTGAGCACGTCACGGAGAGCGGTCGCAAGATCGCGGTGGGCGCATGAGTGCCGACCTACAAGCCGCGCCACGCCGCCGTGTCGTTATCGCATGGCTCGTGGCTGTCGCGCTGACCTATGGCTTCGGAACATTCGCGTTCGCGTCGAGCAAGTGGGTGCGCGGCGACATCGCACCCTGGCTCGACGGTGTTCTGTCAGTCACGTTCCTGCTGTTCTTCTTCATGACCGCGATGGCCTGGGTCGTTGCTGGTTGGCTCACCGTTCGTTGGTGGGATGCCTCTACCGCTGGCGGTACCCCGTGACCCCCGACCTACAAGCCGCGCTGACGACGGTGCGGGATCGCTCGTCACGCCCTCGACGGGAAGGAGGAGGGACGTGAGCAACATTAGCCCCGACGTGGCCGAGACTCGCGCACGCCGCAAGATCCGCGAAGCCGTCGAAGCGAAGGGCTGGACACTCCTTCGGCTGGTCTGGGAGCCGATCAGCCCCGGCGGTGAGAAGGAAGGGCTGTGTGGCGGATGGTACGGCGTGTGTCGCGCTCCTTCAGGCGGCGAGGACTGGGTGATGGGCTACAACTGGCGGGAAACCGTGGAGTGGGCGGAGAAGTATCTGGCCGATGACAAGACGAGCCACCTGGGGAGGTACCCATGACCCCCGACCTACAAGCCGCGCGGCGCTGCCCCGTCTGCGGTCAGCCGGTGGGTTCTCCTGCCTGTCGGGCCAACCATCCCTACGGCGGTGCCCCCGACCTGCACGCCGCGCTGGTCGCCAAGGCGCAGAAGTTCAAGCGCACGGTCTACAAGACACAGGACGGTATCGTACTCGATGCCACGCGCACTCTCGTCCGCTCTGACCTCGACGAGATGTGCGACGGCGTGATCACTCTCGCGGCCAGGATCGCCGAGTTGGAGCGGGTAGTGGAGGCGGCGCGGCGGTGACGCCAAATCCTAACTGCCCCTCCTGCGCTGGTGATGGTTGGTACATCGACCACGAGGACTCGTGCTACGAGGAGGGTGACTGTAGTTGCTCGGGAGTGCAGGTGGCGTGCGAATGCACCTACGAGGGGGTGCGCAAGTACGTCTACGCCGCCGCTCATGGTGAGGAGCGTTCTTTCAACGACATCGCGCAGGACATCATCGACGCCGCGCCGCAGGTCGAGCCGCTCGTGGCTGACGCCCTCACCGCCCTCGACGGGAAGGAGGAGGGGTGAGCGGCGAGCGAATAGAGGAGTTCGAGGAGATCGCTGAGATCGCCCGCGTGCTGGAAGCCATGTGGCCGGACGACCATCGCTCTGCGTCCTACCGCAAGGCGCTGACCGACAAGCTCTCGCGCATCGAAGAGCAGTTGGAGGCCATGCGAGAGGCTCTCCTGATCCTCCGTGAGTCTCACGACGAGCATGACCCGAGGTGCGCGAGTCTTTTCGCGCCGCCGATGGAGTGCGACTGCGAGTACGGGATCATCGAGGACGCGCTCCGGGCCATGCGCGAGAAGCCGCTCGAGGCCGAGCAGCAGCGCATCCGGGCCGAGTCCATGAGCGCCGAGTACCACCCGACGTTCGCGGCGACCTTCGTCGCCTGCGGGGCGGCGAGTACCGGGTCGTGATGACCCCGGAGCAGTGGGCGGCGCTGTGGCGGGAGGCGATGTGAGCCTCTCGAAACCACATTCGATGCGCTGGCTGGCGATGCTTGAACGATGGGCGGCAGAGCAGAACGCCGGTAATGCCTTTGCGGATCAGGTGCGCCAGTGGGCGATGGCTCACAGCGAGCGCCTGAACGCTGCTTCGAGTCCAGCTTCGAGGCGGGACTTATGATCTACCTCGCTGACCCCGACGTGGCGCTCTACCACGGGGACGCCTTGGTGGTCCTGCGGCAACTACCGGATGAGTCAGTGGACTGCTGTGCGACAAGCCCGCCCTACTGGGGGCTTCGTGACTATGGGCCCATCGGGCAGGTTGGGTTGGAACCGACACCAGCCGAATACGTGGAGCGGCTCGTCGCGATCTTCGCGGAGGTCCGTCGCGTGCTCACCGCCGGCGGAACGCTCTGGCTCAACCTCGGGGAT